GTGTGTGTGTGTGTGTGTGTGTGTGTGTGTGTGTGTGTGTGTGTGTGTGTGTGTGGAGGGTCATTCTCAGCATGCGGACATGGGTTGTGATGTTGCTCATGAACGTGTCCGCATGGTGGACAGTGGTTGCGTGGGAGGGTAGGAGTGTGGTATCGGGGGCCGGTTGTTGGTCGTTGGAGGGGGATTGGAGGGTGGGGTTAGGGGCTGACACCGCCGTTAAGGGGGTAAGAAGGGGGGTAGGAGGGGCTGGGAGGGGGGGGGCAGTGTGGTGGGCTAGGGAGGGGGCTGGAAGGGGCTCAGAAGGCCGTAGCGGAAATGACAGGACAATTCAGGAAGGGATTCGAGGGGTGGGTTACTGAAAAACTGTGTGAGTACCTTCCTTAACACACGCCTAGGTACGTCTTAATGATTGTATTTGTAGTATATATATATGTGTATATAGTGTAGTAAAGATGTGTATATTTAGGGATGTTGTTGTTATAAGCACATTGCATTAGAGATGATATCTACGTAAAGACAAAAATTGTGTTTGTAGCAAGGAAAGACATGTGTTTGTAGCAAGGACAAAGTATTTGTAGCAACAACATTTCGGGGGTTTTCGTGAGGATTTTTTCGCCGGCCTGGTTTGTATTTGTGGCAACAACATTTTGCGGACTTCGAAGGTGAAATTAGTTGAATCTTCAATTTGATTTGTGGCGTGTTGCACAGCTTCGATTTCTGAATGTCAAAAGATACGAAAGAGTCTTGCATAAGTTTTAGGGCGTGTCTCACAAACCAGGTGGAATGATAACCGGTCGGTATGAGAGTTGTTGAGTGATGGGAGTCACGTTCTAGGTGGGATGGGATTGGGTACGGATGGGAACCGTCCGGTATGGGAATTATGGCGGGTCGGGCGGTTGGAGGGGGGATGCAATGTGATGTTGCACACAGTCGATTTGACAACTAGAAAATCATATGCTATTGGAGGTCGAGGTTGGGAGGGGGTGTCATACCCCCTTGCGCGTTTGTCCCATCTTCCACATACCCCCTTGCGCGTTCCCGCGTACCCCTGATGTGTCGCCGCAATCACACTCCACCCATTGACACTCCTAAACAAGGTGTATTAGTATTAATCCATCGCCCAACAGAGAGGAGGAACAATGACCACCATCCCCAACGCCCACACACCGGACGCGCCCGACTACCGCCTATTCAGCGCTGAGGCGGAGTGGGAGCCCCCCATACGCACCCCCGCGCGAGTAGCGGAGCTGTTCCTGTGGCTGGCCGGACCCGTCCACCGATGCCAACAAGAACGAGGACGCCACCGCCCGTGTCGAAGCTGAACTGGTGCGCCAGCTCACAGAGAAGGAGCTGCAAGACGACAAGTACGTGATCGAACTGCCCGACGCGGGCATGGTCCTGCGCTGGTCGCTGCGGGGCTGCGAGGCCATGGTAGTGACCGCCCTGCGTGTCGAGGCGTGGCCGTCGCGCCACCACGAGCCCTGGGACCCAATGCTTAGGGGCGTCCGCGTTAATCACTGATGAACCAACAACCAACAACCACAAGGAGGAATGATGACTGACCAGTACCTGGTCGATTACGAGGAGATCATGGACATGATGTTCGAGTTGGCGAACACCGACTTCCCAGCTGTCGAAGCCGAGGTGCTAAACACATCGCACCAGGGTGTCGAGCCCACATCCGAACAGAAACACTTCACGAAATCGGCCCAGTTCGAACAGAGCACCCCTGTCGGAGCTGTCGTCGTCCTGTCCGACAACAGCTATCAGAAGACCGCCTGCAACAGGTGGCGGCTCCTACAGCCCGGGCAGAGCGGCCGCACCCGCTACCTCATGACGCTCGACCTCGTCGCGGTGCTGCTTCGCTCCGGTCAGCGCGCCATCGTGATCGTGCTCCCTGCCACAACCAACTGACTTGACACTTACCAACAAGGAGCATTAATATTAATGCACCACACGACAGAAAGTAGTAACGGCGATGAGAGTGACGAGGGACAAGAACTGCTGGTGCCATACGTGTGGCAGGGCGTTCCACTACCTGGGTATCTCGAACCACAGGCTGGTGCACCGCAACCGGCGCGAGGACTGCACGATCACGTTCACCTACGGGGACACACATACTTACGAGTACAGCTAGTGGGATGAGCGCGGTTGGTTGCCAACCGATCAACCAACGAGGAGCAACCGAGCATGACAGCGAGTAAACCCGTATTCACCGCCTGCGTCGAACTGGACGACCTTGTCGCAGCGGGCAGGGCCCGGAAGGAGCCCTGGCTATTCCTGGCCGCGATGGCGGCGCCATTCGCGGGAGAGGACAACGCGCTGGGGGAGGCGCTGTTCAGGCACTTCGACAACGGGGCCGCCCGCCTGGAGGACGACTGCTTCATCGTGATCGCGGGGCGCTGGGCTTACGACTACTTCGTGGCCGTCTCCAGTAGGCGCGTGACAGTCGTACTCCATAGGACCAACAGCTAACCAACAAGGAGGAACAACATGAACAGCGAACGAGGACTGGCCGTGATCACCCTGACTGTCGCAGCCGCACTGGCCATGGCCCTGTCGGCTTGCTCCGCCGCGGATGTCGCATCGAGCAACATCAGCCAGGACAGCGACAACTTCCGCGTCCACAGGCGGGTGGTGTTCGTCAATGGGATCACGGACGAGTACCTGCTGGAGATCGAGGGGCTGTGCTCGATCAAGGACTCTGCTGACGACAACTCGAAGGGGCAGCTGGAGGTGACGTGCAAGGTCGGCGACGACCAGTACAAGAAGCACTTCCTCGGGCTCAGCGACAACGTGACCTATGTCGTCGAGCAGCTGGAGCCGTCCACTGAGGACGTTCACCACTACAAGGTGGTCTTCCGGCCTGAGACGATCCTTCCAGACATCAGTGTTGAATGACCAATGACCAATGACCAATGACCAATGACCAATAAGGAGGGAACAATGGCAATACCTGATTTCGATGAGTTCGGCGATGTCATGGCCCGTGTCGAGGAGGCCCTGCCCGTCCCTGATGAGAATGGGAACTACTCGGTGACGGCCGGGAAGATCGAAGAGGTCAAGGGCATAATCGACGGGCTCTTCCAGCCCCTCTTCGACAGATTCATCAAGGGGGTGGCTGTCGAACTGGACGGAGAGCACCGCCTTTTCGACGAGGAAGAATTGGACGCCCTGCCCATCGGCACAGTGGTCCGCTACGGCGACTGGCTATTCGTGAGGGGGCCGCGTCTCTGGCGGGAACTGCCCACCGGCTGCGACCACAAGAACGGGCACGTCTTCTACCTGTTGACGGAGGACAACATTGAGGACCATGAGATCACGGTGACGACGCCCCGTTGAGAACAAACATCAACCAACAAACAAGAAGGAGAATAACATGAGCACTATCACCTACAATGGCACATTCGGAATCTACACGATCCTAGACGAGGAGGTGCTGCTCGACCTCTTCGAGGCCAAGATCATCGACAAGGTGCTGGGGCTGCGCGAGCCCAGTCCTGAGCCGATCAGCTTCACCCTCGCCTTAGAGCTGGTGGCGTCCTACATCCTGTCCTACAACCGCGTCCACAAGGCTGGGTGCCAGACGATCAGGGATGTCGCCGAGTTCGAGCTCATGCGCATCCGCGCGGGAGCGGAGTACAGCCTTGATGACTGACGCCCGCAACAACCGCCCCCAACAACAGCACAGTGACGACGCGGGCTGCGACCTGAGGTCGGTGCGCGCCGAGGAAATCCCGACGGGGTGGACCGTGCTCGCGGGAACGGATTACCACCCCAGGCCCGGCGACATCCCCCCGCACTCCGTTGGGCTCGTGTTCGCGAGGTCGTCATTGCACAAGGAGGGGCTGTCGCTGGCCAACGGCGTCGGCGTGATCGACTCCGGGTACAGGGGCGAGGTGCGGCTCGCACTGCGCAACGACACGGATGCGCCGGTAGTCATAGCCAAGGGCCAGAGGATCGCGCAGATCGTCGTCATCCCCTTGGACATGTCGTCGGCCCTGTACGCCGCCGACAGCTACAGAAACACACAAGACCGCAATCCGCACAACAACGCACAACAGCAGCAACCCAGGGGCCAGAAGGGCTTCGGATCAACAGGAAGGGACTGACAACATGAACATCACCGTCTACTCGAAGCCGCGATGCCAGCAATGCACGGTCACCAAGCGCAAGCTCGATGCTTTCGGAGTCGTCTACACACCTGTCGACATCACCGAGGACATCGCCGCCCTGGACTACATCAGGGGGCTCGGATACCAACAGGCGCCGGTCGTCGTTGTCCGTGACGGGGACGGGGCCATGCTCGACCACTGGTCCGGGTTCCGGCCCGACCGTATCAAGAAGGCGGTGGGACGATGAGCCCGATCACCGACCCTGTGAAGCTGGAGGAGGCACGCGCACGCATGGCCCGTGCGCGGGCAGCCAGGGTGAACGCCATCGAGGACCCGACTATCGAGCGCAGGCTGGGCACTGTGCGCGCCCTGGTGCTCCAGCAGTTCAAGGACGCGGCCCTGTCGCCGCGCGAGGACGGCGATAAGCTGGGGTTCTCATCGCCCGCGTACCTCTACAACAAGCTCCGCAAGGGCAATTTGAATCTGTGGGATATGATCGTGCTGGGCGACTACCTGCCCATCGACTGGACGGCTGTGTTCAAGGCGGTGCGCCAGCCGAAGGAGGTCCTGCGTCCCGTGGACACCACGCCCCAGCCCGTTCGAATCACGCCTGAGCCCCAGCCCGGTCCCCAGACCATCAGCGCTGACCCGTTCGCGTCGTACTTCACGGAGGTGGACTGATGCTCATGGAAGACCGGGAGAGGACCTTGGTGGCTGTCTGCGAAGTCCTCGCTGTGCTGGACCGGTTCTGGGAGGTGTCAGCAGTAGGAGATGGCGACGATCCGGAACTCGACCGCGTGATCGCGGGGCCGGTCCTGGCGGCGGAACATCACCTGTGGGATGCACGGTTCCAGCTTAAGCACCTCATCAACGAGGAGCAGGAGGAGTCGTGATCCCCGCACTGTCCACGGTGTTCACGGTCGTGTCAGCCGCAGCGGTCGGCTGGGGGCTGGGCACGGGTAATCCCGTTGTCCTGGCCCCCGGCCTCGTCGGCCTGGTGTGCGCGCTACCGTTGCAGAGTCTGTCGTATCAGGTCTTCATAGAGGGCCGCGCGGTGCCGGAGTTGAAGCCCCTGCTCATACCCGAGGAGGTCCTGTGGAACAACCCGTACATCAACGATTGGAAGGAGACAAGATGATCGAGAAGGCAAGGGCCTGGCTGTCGAGGCCGGAGGCGCAGATCGGCACAGGGGGCCGCAAGGAGATCGCGCGGCTCGTCGAGGAGGAGCTACGGTTCCTGATCCCCGACTACGGGCGGATCGTCGCCCTGTGCGCCAGGAGGGCACTGCGTGAGGACGAGGAGTTGTCCGGACCCACCCGCGTTGAGCTGTCTGATAGGGGCTGTAAGGGCGCGCTGACGGTGAAGACCGCTGACGTTTTGAGCCTCAAGGCGTACTACACCGACCAACTGTTCGCGATGGCGGAGGAGGGGACGGCTGATGATAGACTCTACGACAAGGTGTCGGAGTTCTTCGAGAGGCCAACAGCCACGAACCTGGCGGATGTGATCGCGCTGGCTCTTGCGCTGTGCGTCTGAGGAGGGAGGAAGAATGACGGAGCTCTATGAATGCCGGGGCGCTGACAGAACGCTTCTCACCACGAACCGCCAATGGTCCAGGTTGGATTGCTGGCAGCAGATTGTCGAGCACGATGTCGAGCCCACGATCCGGCTTCTCACCGACAAGGACGACCTTGACGCATTGTCTGACGCAGTGGGAACTGGGTACGACTTCGTTGAAGAGGACACACCGTTCGTGCTCGCCTGGCTGGCCAAGGAACGGCCCAAGGCCGCGTCCGCCCTTGCGATGGACCGCTGCGACTACCACGACATGATGGCCCGACTCTGGTACGGCGTCCACGTGGATTCCAAGGAGTCGAAGTGAAGGTCTATCTATGTGAGGACAAGCGGGGTAGGTTCATCACTGCTGATCGGCAGCTCATACACTGGGATCACGTGCTCTTGGTGTCGTATGAGTACGATGACCCAGGTGAGCTGGAAGCCATCGAGTGGGTTTACTACGTGCTAGAAGACATGGGCGTGGAGATGTCGTGGATTCCATTGCGCATGGCACTGATGTGGCTCGTGGACAACTACCCCGAGGCAGCCAGGCAGCCGTTCAGGGAAATCCGTAGGAAGTTCTACGAGCCCATCCTCAAGTGCGAGGCGGCGTTGAGCAAGTCCGCTGCTGATAGAATTGACCAAGGAGGTATTTGAATGGATTGGCATAATCTGACCGCTGACTACGATCTGTGGACAGACAACTACGACAGAGGGCGCACAACACTCGACCGCATCATCATCCACCACAATGCCGGTGTCGGCATGTCGCACGGCGCCGTCTATTCGGCGTTCTCGGCTAATGGCACGAGCGCCCACTACAACGTGGACGTGTACGGCACCATTTGCCAGTACGTGCATGACGCCGACACCGCGTGGCACTGCCCTGGAGTGAACTCCAGGTCGATTGGGATCGAGCACGCGAACGACGGCGGGGCGGATTCCGGATGGAACGTGGGTGAGGCGACTATCGACGCGGGCGCCCATCTGACCGCCGCGCTGTGCCGTGCCTACGGGCTCGGGCGCCCCGAGTGGCGTGTGAACGTGTTCCCCCACTCCGACTTCTACTCCACCGCGTGCCCCGCTTCCCTGCGCGACACTTACGCCGGAGAGTACATCGACAAGGCCCAGCAGTACTACGACGACCTGGACCTGTCCATCCTCAACAAGGAGGGCTGGGTCGCCCAGGACGGCGGCTGGTGGTACCGGTACGCCGACGGGTCATGGGCCACCGGCTGGTTCGTCGTCGACGAGCGGTGGTACTACGCCGGCTCTAAAGGTTGGCTCCTGGCGGGGTGGCAGCGCATCGACGGGAACTGGTACTTCCTGCACGATGAGCATGACTCGCGCTATGGGCAGATGGAGACCGGCTGGGTCGAGGTCGGCGGGAAGTGGTTCTACCTGGACGACAAGGGCCGGATGCAGATCGGATGGCTGCCGTACAAGAGCAAGTGGTACTACCTGGAGGATAACGGTGCCATGCGCACCGGCTGGCTGTCGTACAAGGGCGATGACTACTTCCTGGCCGAGTCCGGCGCCATGTCTGTCGGTGTCGTCCAGACCCGCCTCGACGGGGCCTGCTCGGCGTTCGGCGAGGATGGTAAGCTGCTGATCGGCAAGCTCACCATCGAGCAGAACACGGACGGTGTTCTCAAGCTTGTCTCTTTCGAGAAGGAGGACTGATGGAGGACCGCACAGCGGACGGGTACTGGGGCACCAGGACGACTTGGATGCTCCAGGGCATCCTTGGGGCCATGATGGGCGACGGCGGCAGGACCGTGTCGCAGCCCGTGTCGAACCGGAAGTTCTTGGGCGCCTGCACGTCGGGCTGGGAGTTCGTGGACGACGACAAGGCAATCGGGTCGTATGTGATCGCCATGATGCAGAACCGCCTCGGCGTTTTCGACGATGGGATCATGGGGCCTGTGACCATCAAGGCGCTGGAGGAGTGGTACGGTGTCGACGGGGGTGGGAAACTCGACGCCCCGTCCCCGGTTGTCGAAGCCATGCAACGAGCACTACAACGAGGAGAGTTCTGATGTCCGAGTCCAAGCCCAAGCACGCTCTCACCACCGACCGCACCAAGTGGTCCGCGCTCACCCCGGAGCGCCGAAAGGCGGTTTACGGGGTTATGACGGCGCTCCTCACGCTGGGATTCGCTTATGGCGCGTGGTCCGCTGAGACCGCCGAACAGTGGGCCAAGGTCGTTGATGAGCTGCTCGGGGCCATCGCGATGTTCCTGGCGACGATCCACACGGGCGGGACCTACGAGGCGCCCGTCTACGGCGACAAGGACGAGTGACAACAGGCGGCCCCCTTCCCTGGAGACAGGCGGAGGGGGCCGTTCGTATATACTGGCGCTATGAAGAAGCTGTTCAAGACTATGCGGGAACCACGTTCCGTGACCGCCGTGATGGTCGTGGTTTACACACTTATCGCTGTGTCCGGCGCCCTGTTCCTCCTCAATGCAGGGAACCTTCCCTGGGTCGTAGTAGCCGCCGGGGCCCTGATGCTGGTGTCGGGGGTGCTGGGGGCGCCGTCGGCGTGGCTCGGCAGCTGGTGGCTGGAGGGACCCGCAGCCCTGTTCGCGGTGGTGGGCATGCTGTTGATCTCCTGCGACGAGCTGTTCCTCGCGACAGGGCACGTCAACTGGCCCGTCCATGTTATCCTTTTGTCGGTAATCATCGGGCTGTTCTTCCTGGGTAGAGCACTGCGGGTGTGGCCCTACTCGTACAGGCCGGGCGTGCTGCCCAAGACCGAGCTGGAGAAGGCCCAGGAGAAGTTCGCCAAGACCCGCAGGGAGTACTTGGCGGCGATCAACGACTAGGAGCACAGGTGGACACGGCTATTGTGGGTTTGGTGTGCTCGATCGCCACACTCGTCATCAAGGCGCTTGTCGATCTGTGCGTCGAGAGGTATAGGGCCGCGAAGGCCGAGCGGAACGCCCGTGAGGACTTGGAAGGCGATCTGAGGGCGCAGGCGTTCCTGTGGAAGGAGCACGCCTACGCGGTGAGGATCGCCGCTATCAGCGCTGGTGTCGATGTCGGAAACCTGCCCCCGTTGCCCAAGGAGGAATGACAATGGAGAGTGTGCTCGTATTCTTGTTCGGATTGGCCGTAGGCGCCGCTTCGGTGTACTTCTGGATGGATTACAAGTTCTCGAAGGCTATCGAGGGGGTGCTCGATGTCATCGCTGAACAGCGCGAAGGAGCTCTTGACGAGTGACGACCCGGGCATCAAGGGCAGGCGCGAGGCGGCCCTGTCGATGCTCAAGCGCGGGGTGGACCGAGAGCGCATCATCGACAAGGTGCGGTTCACCTCCGAAGAGCTGTTCCTGATCGAGCAGGCGTACTACGACGACCGCCAGGAGCTGTCGCCCCGCAACATGCGGATCAAACAGATCGACCGGCTGGACTCGCTGGTCGATCTCGCGTACTCGCAGATCGAGTCGTTCGGCCTGGCCGACGCGAAGGGGAACTGGGGGCAGAACCTCCAGGCGCTCCTCGCGGTCCTCAAGGAGATCAGCGAGGTCGCCAACCTCAAGCGCCAGACGATGGTGCACGAGGTGCGCGTCATCGAGGAGAAGCAAGTCAGCGTAATGGTGTCGTACACCAACCAAGTGCTTGAGGAGTTCACGGCGCTGCTCTACCCGCACTTGGCGCCGAAGGCGAAGAGAATGCTTGAGACGAACAAAGCGGATTGGTTCGCCAGGGCTGTGTCGAAGCCAGCTGCACTGCTGGAGGCGACTATCGAGACCGAAGGGGATGACTGATGCTGCCCTTCGGTGCCCTCGCCAAGAGGTTCACGGACGCCCAGCGCCTTGAGATGTGGCGCAACAACCCCGCGAAGTGGGCTGAGGAACATGGCCTGTTCATGTGGTCGAAACAGCGCGAGGTCTCACAGTCGGTCGTCGAGAATCAGAAGACTCTCGTTGTCACGGGCAATGGGGTCGGAAAAGCGACGCGTGTCACAGAAAAGCTGCCCACACCCACCGGCTGGACGACGATGGGGGATGTCGCAGTCGGTGACTATGTTCTCGACGAGCAGAGTCTTCCCACGCAGGTAACTGGGAAGTCCCCCGTCTGGGACTTGCCGCTCTACAGGGTTGTGTTCGACGACGGCGCGGTTGTCGAGTGCCCGGCCCAGCACGAGTGGGCGACGCTCACCCGTGCGCACAAGCGCGCTTCCGAGGCTGCGGGCGGCGACGTGTGGGACTTCGCGAACGTCTATGAAACATCACAGATCATGAGGGACCTTGACAGGGGCATCGAGCACTGGGTGCCGTGCTGTGGTCCAATTGGTTTCGTCTGGGATGATGTGGCGGCTGTCGTCGAGGAGAAGGGCCGGACTACTGCGAGCGGCCTGTCACATATGGAGTTCCTGGACGCCGATGACGCCTCGGAGTTCGAGCAAATGGCTGTGCGGGCCGGGCTCAAGCCCAAGTCGGCTTTCATCGAGGGCTGGTGGCACGTCGCTTTCGAGCTCACTCCTGAATACAAGCCGATGCGCCGCATCGCGCGCATCGAGCCTTGCGAGCACGGCGAGGTGCAGTGCATCGAGGTCTCGTCCCCCAGGCACCTGTACCTCGTCGGCGAGCACTACATCCCGACCCACAACAGCCGCTTGTCGGCGACACTCGTCAACTGGTGGGTGGACACGCACCCCGTGGACGACACGACCGTGGTCACGACTGCCACGAACTGGAAACAGGTCAGGAACGTCCTGTGGAAGGAGATTCCGCGCGTCAAGGCTGATGCTGGTGTCGGCGGCAAGGTGAATGCGGACGCGACGTGGAAGATCGGCGATCGCCAGGACCCCATCGCGTTTGGCATGAAGCCCGACGACAAGGACGAGTCCGGTTTCCAGGGCGTCCACGACCAGTACGTACTCGTCATCATGGACGAGGCGGGGGGCATCTCGAAGGAGATTTTCACCGCCGCGGACGCGATAACGACGAACAAGTACGCCCGTATCCTGGCCATCGCGAACCCGAACGACCCGTCGTGCTACATGGCGGAAGTCTACAACCGGGAGATCAAGCTCAAGCCGGAGGAGCGGTCGTGGAACATCATCCAGTTCGGTGCTTATGACACCCCGAACTTCACGGGCGAGGTCGTGCCCGTCGAGGTGGCTACTCGGCTCGTGCAGAAGGACTGGGTCGAGGCCCGCAAGCGCGAGTGGGGCGAGGACGACCCCCGTTTCGTGGCGCGCGTGCTCGGCGAGTTCCCCGACGTGTCGGACGATGGCCTGTTCAATATGGGTCGCGTCATGCAATCGATGGAGGCGTACTCGACCTCAGAGCCCGACGAGGGTATGCCCGTCACCATCGGCGTGGACGTGGCCCGGTACGGCTCCGACAGCTCTGTGGTGGTGTCGAACCAAGGCGGGTACATTAAGATTCTCGGGCGATACCAGGGGATGAACGGTCCTGAACTGGCCCGCAAGGTCGGCGAGCTGGCGACCGGTGTCGGGGCGTCTGAGGTGCGTATCGACGGCATCGGTGTCGGTGTGTCTGTGCTTGACCACATCGAGAACCATCTTCCGCCGGATGTCGCGGTCATTGCCATCCACGGGAACTCGAAGTCGGCGGACAGCACGCAGTGGTACAACTACCGCGCGGCCATGTACTGCCAGTTCGCCAAGGCCGTCGCTGATGGCCGTGTGCACTTGCCCGACGACGACGAGCTCCACAACGAGATCGCCTCGATCAAGTACGAGTACCGGGGCAGTGCCATCCTGATCGAGTCGAAGGAGAACATGCGCAAGCGCAAGGTGAAGTCGCCTGACACACTCGACGCGGTGATCTACGCTTACCAGGACATCAACGCCCTGACCAATGGTGTCGAGGACGGCGCGTACTTGAGCCCGGATGACCTGTTGTCCGTCGACGACGAGGATGATCTTCTATTCGAGGCTGAGTTGTCGGTTTTCCTCGCGTGATAGGATTTTCTTATGAGGTACAAGGCTAAACTGCAAGAGGCCGTGGGGGTGTTCTCGGCTTCTCTGGCGCGTTTGCGGCGCGAGGACATCGGGTGGTCGCCGCTGTCCGCCCTCGGTGTCGATGACAACGCGCTGACGCTCGACGCTATCCGGGACCACGCGGCCAGAGCGCGGAGGCTGGCGACGCTGAATCCGATTGTGAAGCGCGGTCTCGTCGTGCGCAACGCCTACATGTGGGCGGACCCGGTTGTGTACAAGGGCGAGACCACGGCTGTTCGCCGTGTGATCGACGAGAACGCGAAGTCCTGTTTCAGCGTGCAGGCACGGGTGCGCGACGAGCAGGCGTTCAACACGGACGGGTGCGTGATCTACCTCGTCGACAAGGCGACGAAGACGGCAACGCCTGTTCCGTTGAAGCGGCTCGGGGGCGTGGCCACGGACGACACGACCGGGGATGTCGTAGCCCTGCTGGTCAATCCGTTCACCAATGGGGACCCTGAGTGGGTGATGCTGTGGGACCGCGCTGGCGTGAAGATCGACAACACGGACTACAAGGTTAGCAAACGCCTGACTGCCGTGTACGCGACGGTGAACCGGCTGATGTCGGAGCAGTACGGGAAGCCCGATCTGATCGGCGCCATCCATTACGCTCAGGTGTACAAGGAGCACCTGGAGGTCGCCCACCTTATGGAGAAGTCCCTGGCGCGTCTCGCCTTCAAGGCGACGAGCGTCAACGCGCGCCAGCAGGAGGCAGTGCAGCAGCGGATGCGCGGCATGGGTGTCGGTGGCACGGCGAACATCGGCGCCGGGCAAGACATTCAGGCTATCAACAAGGCGGGCGCTGGGATCGACTTCTCGGCTGGCACTCCGCTCGCGGCGATGGTGTCGGCCGCCCTCGACATCCCCTTGTCGGTGCTACTGACGGACGGCTCTGCTGGCGGGCGCCAGGGCGCGGAGACGGCATTGGAGGACCCAACGTTCAAGGCCCTGGAGCTGCGGCGCCAGCTGCATATCGACATGTTGAATGAGGTGGCGGCCGCCCTTGGTATCAAGGTGGAAATAGAGTATGGTTCGATCAATAACGATCAGACGCATCGCCGGATTCAGTCGCTTGCGCTGGCGTTCCAGTCCGGCGCCCTCCATCAAGTGGAGATGCGTTCCGGGGTGCTCCAGCTTCTCAAGATCGCTGGCTCGCTGCCTCTCGACGATCTTCCTGAACTGCCTTCTGAGGAAGACAAAGAGGACAAGGAAGATGGCCGGGAGACGGGTGTCGGCCCAATGAGTGACGGCACGAACGACAATAGGGATAGGAGCACTGATGCCTAAGAACAAGCTGTACAAGCTGCACGAATCGACCAGCGGTGAGGGCACTGAATCCCTCGGTGAGGGCAAGTACCGCATTCGCATCATCTCGCCCGGCAAGGGATCGAGCGGTATCTACCTGGCTGAGAACCTGGCCGAGTCCGCGTACCTGTTCAAGGCGGGCACGGAAATGTTCATCGACCACCCCACGGAGTCTGAGGAGTTCGAGCGCCCTGAGCGGTCGATCCGCGACTACGCGGGGGTGTTCCTGGAGGATGCTACTGTCGGAGAGGACGGCGCGCTGTACACGGTGTGCAAGGTGTTCTCCGGTGTCAACAGCATTATCAAGGACAAGTGGGAGCATATCGGCGTCTCGATCAATGCCTGGTGCGATGAGCCCATTAGTGAAACCGGTGTCGTACCAGTATTCGCGGGTGTCCGCAGCGTCGATTTCGTGACCGCGCCTGGTGCTGGGGGCGGCATTGTCGATCTGCTAGAATCGAACCGTAATGGAACTCTACAAAAAGAGGAGGAGAGCATGGATATCGAGTCCAAGCTTTCTGCCCTTGAGGACAAGCTCGGCTCTGTCCTTGAGGCGATCGGCAAGGTGGTCGAGGCGACGACCGTCCAGGAAGCTGAGGAGGAGGCCGCACCGACTGTCGATGTCGATGCTGTCCTGGAAGCCGGTAAGAAGCTGGCCGAGTCGGGTCTTCCCGTGGCTGCTGCCAAGCGCGTGCGCGAGTCCATGAAGGCTGGCAAGGACATCGACGAGGCTATCGAGGTCGAGCGCGCGTACATCAAGGAAGCGACCGCGAAGTCCGCTTCGCCCCATGTCGAGGAAGACTCCGGTGCTTCTCTGAAAGAATCCTACAAGAAGATCGGATGGGCCTGATATGGCGATCAACGAGTTCAAGGTTCCGGTTGTTAGCGATAACCAGATTTTCGAGTACAGCGACACCCTGTCGCTGGCGATCAACGACAACCAGGCCCACCTTAACCCCGGTGATCCTGTCGTTGTCAACAAGGCCAATGGCATCGCTGGCATCCTCCAGTCGAAGGTGGCGCCCAAGACCGCGCAGGCATACGACGGACTGAATGCCGTTGTCCAGAAGCCGACTTATGGCCTCAACGGCCCGGGTCACGCTTCCGTGCGAGTGAAGGGCGGCGTGTTCGAGCTGGCCGTCAACATCAAGCAGGCCGAGGACGGGCATGTCGGTGATCCTGTCTACCTCAAGGCCGCTACAGGTTATGGCGTGAAGCCCGAGCTGTCGCTTGACAAGACCGGCGCGGATGTCGTGATCGGCTGGCTCAAGGAGCCCGCTGGAAGCACCAACCCCACTGGCGAGAACATCAAGTGCCAGGTGGTTCTGGCCCCTGCCAAGATCGCCTGATAGGAGAGACACATGCGATTCAAGAACCAGGAAGAGTTCAACGTCTGCCTCAAGGAGGCACTGGCGGGCAACCGCATCGACCAGGCCCGGCTCAAGGAGGCGATCACCTCCGACCAGCTGGCGCCGATGTTCGTCTCGGCCGCGAATGTGCGGTTCGAGGAGGTCTACGAGGGGTCCGAGGCGATCTGGAGCAAGATCGCCCAGAAGGAGCTCCTGAACGATTTCCGCCCGGCGGCCTACCTGTCCCTGGAGTCGGACATCGCCAACGCCCCTCGTGACAACGGTGGCTTCAAGCCGGTCGAGGGCACGCTGCCCCGCGTGCCCGAGCTGACGCCGTACCCGACGATGAAGTACACGGCCAATGGCCGCTTCGTCGAAACTGGCAAGCACGGCGCCCGTGTGCAATTCTCGTTCGAAGCGTTCGTGAACGATGACTGGGGTGTTATCGAACGCTTCCCCGCTGATGCGGGCGAGCTGGCCGCCCGTACGGAGGACCTGCTGGTCCTGCTCCAGCTGTTCAACCCGGCTGCGAAGGGCCTGCGCACCGACGTGTTCTCCTCGGAGAATGGGACCCTGCTCGACCTGTCGGGTGTTCCCGCTGAGATCAAGGGCGAGGCGACCGGTGCCGCCGGTGCCGTGCCCCTGTCGCTGGGCGCCATCGCGGCGGCCCGCTACCAGGCGCTGAATACTGTCCACAATGGACGGTACGTGACAGTGCCGAATGGCTTCGTCCTTCTCGCGGCCCCCGGCCTGGCCGAGGTGGCGAAAGACTTCACGCGCATCACCGAGGTGCGGCGCACGGTCGGCAAGGAGACGTACATCACGGCTAACCCGATCAAGGATATCGAGGTCGTCTCGTCCGATCTCGTCGGCCTGGTCGGTGGCGACAAGGCGTGGGTGCTGCTGCCCAAGGGCGGACGCACCAGTGCGAAGACCACGCTCGTCAAGACGGGGCTGCGCGGGCGCGAGACCCCTGAGCTGCGCGTCCACAACGCGACCGGCCAGCTGCTCGGTGGTGGCTCCGTGGACTACCGCGAGGGCAGCTTCGACAACGACGACGCAGAGATTCGCATTCGCCAGATTGCGGGCGCTGGCATCGTCAACTATGATGGGATTGTTGGGTCCAACGGGGCCTGATAAATCTTTCCCGCATCGCGGGGAGCCCACAGCTTGGCTAATCCCCGGGCTGTGGGCTTTCTGCATGCGCTAGAATATGGTCATGATCGATTACACCTCTCCTGTTGGACAAGTCAGGGTGCTCATTCCTGATCTGCGCAAGCTTGAAGACCTGCGGGACCTGCGCAAGGAGGCGCGCTACCTTTTCACCGACGAGGAGATCAGCGCGTTCCTCGCTGTCAACAACGGGAACGTGAAGCTGGCTGCTGCTGATGCCTGTGACGCCATTGGCACAGACAGGGCGTTGCAGCTGCTCGTCCTCAAGACGGACGACAAGCAGACGGACGGGGCAAAGCTGCTGTCGGCGTTCGTGGCTCGTGCTCGTCAGTTGCGCGTCCAGGCGAAGGAAGACGCTGAGACGAACCTCGCGTTCGACGTAGTGTACCCATCGTATGAGCCTCGGGATTGGGCGGTGAACTTCTGATGGGGTTGTCGATCGATCCGAACATCCACCCATTGTTCATGGACGCGGCCTACTACCCGTTGCAGCTGCTGTCGAACTCACGGGTTGCGGTGTACAAGACGCCCGATGCCATTGAGCACGACTGGGACCCTGATGGCGGACTGTCGTCCAAGCCCAATAAGCCGATCTGGCGGGGTTGGGCGAATGTCACGGGGGACATCGACTGGCGTGCCCGAAACCGCGAGTGGGCCGGTGAGGTGACGGGTGTGCATACCTACCGTGTGCAGCTCATGCACATCGACAAGAACGAGATGGTGGCGCAGGACATGTGGGGTGACCCCTCCCTGCGGGTGTCATTCGCGGAGGGGATGCGCGTGCAGATCATTGACATGCCAACCGACCAGAGGGTCGAGGGCTTGAAGCTGGTGGTGCGCAACTCGATGACGGATTCGCTGTTCTGGCAGCCGACGCTGCTGTGCGACATCGAGACGGGGGACACTGATGGCGCGCACTAAGAAGACAGTTCGTTTCGATGGGCGTGTCGCTGGTATCAAAGTCACTGTCGAGTCCGACAGGCACGGCGCCGCCGAGCGGGCGAAGAGGAAGATCATCGACGCCGCGTGGAAGAAGGTGGAGGCGGCGGCCAGGGCTGCTGCTGTAGCTTCGACGGAGTACGGGCGCGCGCTCATCGGGACCGACCCACGCCGTGTCGATACGGGCTACATGCAGGATACGTTCAGTGTCGATACCTCCAAGGGCGGGAAGACTGTACAGATAGGTTGGCACAAGTGGGAGCGTGATAAGCCGTACTATGTGTGGCAGGAGAACGGGACACGCTCGCAGTTCAAGCCCGGGTACTTGCGCTCCGGCCTGCGCAGTAAACAGCACAAGAAGTACGGATTGGGTATCAGGCCAGCGAAGTATCTTCCGCGTGTGACCAAAGTGTTCCGCGAGGAGTTCTACGGGAGGCTCAAATGATGGACAGGACTCTTGAGTTCGACAAGGCGTGTCTTGCTGTTCTCAGATCGATCAGGGATGTCGAGGTCTTCGAGTCGTTCGCGCGTGACGTGAAGAAGCCCTTGTACATCGTGTACCACGGGGGCGCTGAGATCAGCCGCTCACTGCCCAGGTACAGGTCGATGTGCGGTAGGCGCGGCGACGTGTACGAGCACCCGTTCCACATCGGCGTCTACGCCGACAACAAGATGATGCTCGACAAGCTGGTGTCGGTGGTGAAGGACAAGCTCATCGGCGTGGTGCTCGTCGAGGGCGCCGGCGACATCAACATCTTCGCGTCGGAGGGCTCTACTGTGGACTTCGACTCGACATTGCGTCCAACCATCTACCAGAGGCTCATGAGTTTCTACGTCTACCTTGATAGGGGTGATTGATTTGCGAGTGCGCAATATCCACACTGGCATCGTGTGCGACAAGTCGGAGGACGAGCTGTCGGTGCTGCCTCCGATGTACGAGCCGGTGGATTCCAGCACCCCGCTCACACAGCCGAAGTGCTGTGGTGCGGATGATACCATTGAGAACGAAGACAATCACGACTTCCTGGAGGAGAAAGACAATGCCTAAGATGATCCCCCCAAACGTGGCGGTCTACTGGGTGCCCATCGACGCTGTCGCGACTACCGACGACCTGTTCAAGTCCACCACGTACACCGGTGGTAGTGCGAAGGCGGTCAACATTTCGTGTGCCATCGTCACTGGCATGACGCTCGGTGCCACGGAGTCTGACACGGACGATTCGCGTTCCATCTGCGACTCGGGGAATGCGAAGACCCCCACCATCGCCAACTACGAGGCGAGCCTGACGTTCTTCCGCGAGGCCATCGCCTCCGGGCAGAAGGCCGCTGGCAACACCTCGGTGTACGACAAGGCGTTCCAGCTCTTCAAGAAGGGCACCCAGGCGGGACTTGTCGAAGGCTACCTCGTTATGCGGGTCGGCTTCCGACAGGAAGTGGCGATGGAGAAGGACATGGAGATTTCCGTGTTCAAGGTCGTCGCCGACAACCCGAAGGACGAAATCGGCGATGGAAACTCCCCCATTCAGTTCACCGTTCCCTTCCTGCCCCAGGGGACGATGATCCTCAACAGTGCCGTCACCGTGTGACGGTCCTCTGATAGAATGCCCTCGTGCCTCCGGTGCGGGGGCATTCGCCTATCTGAGAGGAGAACACAATGGCTTTCAACCTGTCGCAGATCATCTCTGACATCCGAGTGGCCACCAAGAAGGTGGACATCCCCCTCAACATGGAGAACGCCTCGCGCTTCTTGGAGCTCGTCGAGGCTGCCAAGACCGCGACGATGGCCGAGGCCGATACGGTCAGGTCGATCACCGACACGGCGCCGGGCGCGGAGTTCATGGAGGAGCTGGAGCTCCTGCGGAAGGAAACCCTGACGTTCTGTCTCCGGGCACTGTCGAGCAAGGAGCTGTCGGTGCTGCGACGCAAAGTGTTCACCGACCCCGCTTTCACGATGAAGAACCTGTCGCAGGATGAGAAGCAGGTCCGCGAGGTCGAACGCGAGGACAGGCTCATGGAGTACGTGATCGCACAGGCCGCTGTCGAGGTCACCGACAACTCGACTGGCGAGTCGAAGAAGGGTCTGTCGTTCGACGAGGCCGTCGAGCTGCGCGGCGGACTGCCAGAGTTCCTGTGGCAGAAGCTCTGCGACACGTGGAGCGAGGCCCAGGGTCTCGGAAACGTGGTGTCGGAGGCGATCTCCGATCCTACGTTTCGTCGGGACGGAGCTGTCGAAACAGGAGAACCAGTGGATGCTGCTCCTGTTGAAGACGGCGAGAGCGGAGAGTAAGCCACCGACGCTGTTCATCGGCGCCCACGGCATGTTCGCCCGCTCGAACCGGGAGTGCGTCGAAGGCGAGTGGTTCGACGATCCGATCCCGCAGACCGAGTACACGGTGCTAGACCTGGCCCTGTCGGCTGGTTACCAGTACTACCTCGACAGCCTGTGCGCCAAGTGCGGCACCCCCCTGTGGTACGGGCGCAGTGAGCATTCTGCAATCGAGTTCAAGGTCGAGACATCCACCTGCTACTCGTGCGCCGAGCTCGACGCCCACCGAGAGAGGCAGGATGGGCCGAAACCCGGTGAGAGCACGTACACGGTGATGGATACTGTCGAGTACTCGGACGGCACGAAGGAACGGATGCCGACCCCGATGGAAGCGCTCGAACAAGTCAAGTGAGGCAGCGTCCCTGGTACTATTGGCTTAGTACCGGGGACGTTCTCTATTAGGGGTTGAAGTGGGAGACGAATCGATCAAGATCGACATAGACGTCAATGCTGCTGGTGCGGATAGGGCCGCCCAGAGCATCGGCGCCCTGGAGCGTCAGATCGGTTCACTGCAGTCTGCTGTCGCCTCGTTGAAGGCACCGTCCGGCAAGGGCGGCTCGGTCCTCGACTCCTTGCAGCTGGACAGCTCCAAGGTCAAGAACATGAAGGAGACGGCCCAGGCGCTCAAGTCCGTGGCCGACGCGCTCGGCGCCGTCCAGAAGGCTGCTGACGGAGCGGGCAAGGCCGACCTGGCGGCTGGCGTCGATAGCGCTGTGAGCGCGTACAAGCGTTTCATCAAAGAAACACGCGCGATGAACAGCCTCAGCAGCCAGCACATCTCGAAGCTCAAGGACACTGCCTCCGCGATGCGGGAGGTCGCGGCAGCGTCGAACGCGATGGCGGATGCCGAGACGAAGGCGAAGAAGGCCCAGGCGTCGCTCAACCAGTCCCAGGCCCGCAAGACCGAGGCCCAGGCGGAGAAGCTGCGCGCCCAGGCGGCGGTGAAGCACGAGGACAACGCGATCCCACTGCAACGCCAGAAGGGGCGTGACGAACGCGGCCTGGTGAAGGCGAAGGGCGCCGAGGCGGCCCGTGTCGCTGAGATTCAGGCGCTCTCCGCGCTGGAGCAGGCGGAGATCAAAGCCGCTGCGACGACAGCGGCCGCCGAGTCGAAGAGGGCAGCCGCTGCTGAGGCCGCGTCCGCGCGGATCACCGCCAACCGGGAGTCCGAGGCGGCCCGCACCGAACGCGCGGTCATCAAGGAGCAGGGCGCCCTCGACCGTCAGATGCTCCGCAGCAGCGCCAGCGCCGAGCGGGCGAAGCTGCGCGCCAACGAGCAGGCCATCGAGAAGGTGCGTTACGCCGCGCGCGACACGGCTGTGTACTACGGCGCTATCTCGGCGGCGTTGGGGCGTGTCGTATTCGCCGCTACTGAGGCTGGTACGGCCCAGGAGCGGGCGTTCGCAGACGTGCAGCGCACCGCGCAGGGCTCTTCCAAGGCACTGGCCGACCTGCGCACGGCGTACACAGACCTGTCCACCAAGACGACGGCCTCTTTCGGCGAGTTGTCGAAGATCGGCACGCTCGGCGCCCAGATGAACATCCCGACCAAGCAGCTTGAGGACTTCACGGCTGCTGTCGCCAAGTTCTCGACGGTGACGGGTATGGAGGTCGAGTCCGTGACGACCGCGTTCGGGCGGTTCGGGCAGATGCTCGGCGGCTTGCAGGAGTCCGCCAAGGGCAAGGGCGACGGGTACGCGGTCCTGGCCAACCAGATCGCGGACCTCGGCGCCAAGTCCGTGGCGACGGAGCCGGAGATTGCGAACATGGCGGTGTCCATCGCCGCGCAGGGCAAGTCGGCTGGCCTGACGCAGAACGAGATTCTGGCCCTGTCGTCCACGCTGGCGTCGCTGGCGATCCCCAAGGAGTGGGCTCGTGGATCGCTCCAGCGCATCTTCAACACGATCAACAACGCCGCTGCCGAGGGCAGCGAGGCGATGAAGACGTACTCAGCGGCTATGGGCGTCACGGACAGCGAGTTCCAGCGCCTCTGGCGGGACAACCCGAACCAGGTGCTGATGGGCGTGCTCCAGTCGGTCGCCGACATCGGGGACAAGGTTCAGCGCGCCCAGGCCATCAAGGACCTGGGCTTCAAGAACGTGCGTGATGTCGAGTTGATCTCGCGCATGAGCCAGAACCTCGGCTTGTACGTGGACCAGCTCAAGGAGGCCCAGGAGGCGTCGAAGGGCACGTCGTTCATCGACGATTCTATGGGCATCATCATGGACACGCTCGCCGCCAAGGTGCAGGCGTTCCAGAACGCCCTCCAGAACGCGGGCGCGGCCATGAACCGCAGCTTCATGATCCCGTTCAAGGCGATCATCACCATCGCCACTGGTGTCGTGAACGCCTTCTCGAAGCTGCCCGCCCCGATCCAGGCGTTCGTCGGCGCCCTGGCCGCTGTCGGAATCGCTCGTGCTGGGATGATGGCGACGAAGGCCGCTGTCGTGTCCATGTCGGCCTCGTACTTGCAGATGACGAGCCGCATTCAGCAGGCGACGGGCCAGTCGCGTCTGTCATGGGGCGTGGTGTTCCAGGCTGTGCGCCAGGCGCAGAACGCGACGAACGCCTATGACTCGACACTGGCCGCCAACACAGGGACGGCGAACGCCGCCGCTGCTGCCAACATGAAGCTGGCCGCCGCTGACGACGCCGTGGCCGCTGCTGCTGGCCGGGCCGCTGCTGCGAAGGGCGCCCAGAACGCCGCGCAGGGCGTGGGCTCCGCCGTGGGGGCCGGTGCTGCGGCTGTCGCCACTGGCGCGAAGGTCGCATCCGGCGCCGCACAAGCGACCGGCGCCCTGTCGAAGCTGTCAGCTGTCGGCTCCGGGCTGATGTCGATGTTCGGCGGCCCCTGGGGCCTGGCGATCAGCGGCGCCATCGCTGCTGTGTCGGTGGGTGCGTCGTACCTCGGCGACTCGTTCCAAACGGCGTCTCAGAAAGCGGAGGACTTCAAGGAAGCCGCTGGCGGGTCTGGAGCGATCCTGAACGCCCTGGCACAGGACACGAAGGAGGTCGGCAACGGCACGCAGACCAGCTTCGCGGAGCTGAACGCGACCATCGAGCAGAACGGCCAGACGCTCCAGTCGAACGGCGAGGCGCTGGGCTACTATCTCGACAAGACCGGGCAGGTCGTGCAGGCCACGCAATCGCAGGCCGACGCCTTCGGCTACTCGACGTTGAAGATCGGCGAGCACACGCAGGCGCTCGTACTCGATGCGATCCGAGGCTCGGACTCGTTCAAGAACATGTCGCAGCAGACAAAGCAGGCGCTCGCCGACATGGGATTCTCCTACGCGGAGTACGTGCGCATCGCCACGACTTCGGAGTCGCAGGGCGGCGGCAAGGCCGCTGCTGACGCCTATATCGATGGGTACATTCAGCAAATCCGGTCGCGCTCCAATGATGCCGCCCAGGCCGCGATGGAAACGGCCTCCGCTGGTGGTGGTGACCCGTCCGCCGCGATCACAGTGGCGACCGCGAAGTACGACGAGCAGGAGGCCGCCCTCAACCAGCTCAAGTCCTCGACGGAGGGCGTCGGCGGCGCCATGCGCGGTGCCTTGACGGACGCGCAGCTGTTCAGCCAGGGCATGAACGAGGCCGGGGACGCGACTGAGGGCGCTGGTAACAAGGCCGACGACGCCGATGACAAGTTCACGGACATGGCGTCGGCGATCCGTGGGATGCTCGACGAGATGTTCTCCTCGACGGACGCCGCTGCGGCGCTGGACAGCGCGTTGCAGCAGGTGTACGAGTCGATGCAGGAGAACGGGACCTCGATGGACCCGAACTCCGCTGAGGGCCAGGCGAACATTGCCGCGATCTCGAACTACTTCGAGAAGATGGGCAATGCCGCTGCTGCGGGCATTGAGGAAATGGGCCTGACTGGTGACGAGGCGTATCAATACGCCCAGCAGTCGATCCAGGACACTATCGACTACTTGTCGGCACAGGGCTTCGACATGTCGCAGTTCGAGTCGCAGCGTGACGCGATGGCGGCTATCATCGCGCAGCCGTACCAGTCCGGCGAAGTGGACCACACAGCGACCGACAACTCGCTGAACCAGATGGTGAACAACGCGGCGCAGGCTGTGTCGCAGGCCCAGGGCTTCCTCGGCAAGGTGCAGGCGATCTGGAACGCGATCACGGGCTACCAGTCGCAGATCGGGAACACGAAATCGAAGACGGGCAAGGGCACGTTCACGCTCGGCAAGAAGCCGACGCTGCGCACGCCCACGTTCTCGAACCGCAATGCTGGCAAGTCGGCGTTCAGCGGCGCCAACTTCCGTGAGAAGCCGCAGCGCTCCTCGCGCGGTGGAGGCGGGGGCCGTGGATCGCACGGTGGCGGCGACAGGTCATCGTCGTCGCGCGCCCGCAAGGAGGCGAAGACCGCTGAGGAGATTTTCGAGGACTTCATCAACCGGTTGAAGTCGGCGCTCGACAAGGCGCTGACGAAATGGTGGCAGTCCACGACCGCGCAGGACAACTACCGCAAGTCCTTGAACAGCCTGCGCAAGGACGTGGAGAACACGACCAAGAAGATCGAGGACCTGCGCAAGGAGAACGAGCGGCTGAACTCGGACCTCAAGAAGAACGAGCAAGAGTTGCACGACGCGGAGTTCTTCAACGCCGTGGCCCGCAAGTACGGGGACCAGGAGCGCATCAGGTCCACGCAGACCGACATCGACACGGCCAAACAGGACATCGCGGAGAAGCGCAACAAGATCAGCGACAACGCGAACGAGATGTCAAAGTTGCAGGCCGGGCAGTTCGCGCTCCAGGGCTACACGGAGGCGGCCATCGCCAACCGCGAGGCATTGCGCTCGTTGCAGCAGCAGATGATCGGGCTGATCGAGGCCTACGCTGCTGCGGGGCACTCGACACAGGAGGTCGAGGCGTACACGCAGTCGTTGAAACAGCAGTTCATCGATCAGGTGACGCAGCTGGGCTTCAACCGTTCCGACGTGACGTACTTGGCCGGTGCGTTCGACGGCCTGACGACCACAATCGGCAAGGTTCCCCGCGACGTGCGGGAGAACGTGACGGACGAGGGCACTGTCGGCTCGACACAGGCCGCTATCGATGACATCCACGGCCATGATGTGACAGTGCCTGTGAACGCTGATGGCTCCAGACTGCCAAGCCAGATTCAAGCCGCGATCAACCAAGACACATACAAAGTGGCCGTTGATATGGTCTACCAGACCGGCAAGGGCACGACAATCCGTTCGACATCAGGGCGGAATATGGGGACCTTATGGACTGGTGGCCCTGTTCCCGGCTACGCGGGGGGTGGGCTTCTGCCCGGTCAGCCGCCGTCGAATCCCCGGATCGACAACCTGATGGGATCGAACGGTAAGAGCCTTATCGCCTTGCGCAGTGGTGAGTTCGTGATCTCCCAGCCCGCTGTGGACATGTACGGGCAGGGTTTCATGCAGGCCCTGAACACCGGGCAGGTGCCGGTGGTGAACGTGTCGTCCGCGCAGCCGGGCGCCGGGGTCGTGACGCTCAATCCACAGCAGTTCAACGCCTTGGTGCGGGCCGTGAGCACCACTGTCGCCCTCGACGGGCGGGCTATCTCGAACAATCTCAACCGACAGAATGTGGGGGCAAGCAATCGTGGCGTCTACTAGCAGGAAGAAGCTGTTCTGGGGCATCGGAGACTCGACATGGGCGTGGTTCCCGGCCCCCGACAGCCCGCAGACGGCGACGAACGTCCAGTGGGGCGCTTCGGCGCAGCTGACGAACGGGTTCAACGCGATGGCGGGCTCGGCTTACGGCGCCCGGCACTACGAGCTCACGTGGTCGTTCCTCCTGGAGGACGACGCGGAGGCGTTCAGGCGCCTGTTCATGGACCGCAGGGACGAGCTCGTGTGGTACCAAGACCCGTTCGCCGCCGAGAACCTGGTGTCGCCGCTCATGGGGCTCCCGTATATGCACACGGAGGTGTACACGCCCTTGTTCATGGACGACGACGGCACGACGTGCATGGAGCTGGTGCCCGCGACCGACAGGAGGGCCGATAGGCCGGGCGCCATGCTCACCAGCGCCCCTGTCGAGCGGACCTGGAGGGGCGCACTGCCTCTGGTCAAGTCATCTCGGTATGCGGAACGGCTCTGGGTGCCGCCGAACGAGCCCTTGTACGTGTACGTGTCTGGCGTAACAGCGGCTTCGGATGACACCGTTGTCGAATGGTGGGTCGGCGGCACTATGAAGAAGCAGTTGAAGACGAATACACTCGAACTGGTGCAGCCCCCGTCCTCGACTCCGGTTTGCGGGGACCTCACGTTCACGAACAAGGGCAAGGGCTCGCGTGTGTACAACGTGCAGGCGCAATTCCGCCAGTTCAGCACCGAGCCTGGGTACTGGCGCCATCCAAGGGGTGGGGGCAACATGCGGATCGTGCCGAACACCACTGAGCTGACGACAGTGAACGCCGCGAAGGGCTTCTACGCCGCTTCGCTGACTCTTGAGGAGGTCTGGGCATGGGCATGAGAATGCTGAACTTCCCCGCAGCCGCCTACACGGAGTGGTCGGTTGCGGAGGACGCTGTTTCCTACGACAGGGCGAGCACCGAGGGGGGCTTCGCCCAGTTCTCCGCCTCCGGTGCTGGTCATATCGTCGCTGACGAGGTGCTGGACACTACCTTGAAGGTGGACTCCAGCGAGTACGGGCGTATCAATGGCTTCGTGCGGTCGCTGACGCAGACTGCCTCGTCGTGGAGCATGAGTGCGGACGCTCCGTTCTGGGAACTGAACGTGGAGCTGACAATGAATCCGTATTCGCAGAAGCTCGACGTGCTGGTGAAGTACTTCTTCGGCTGCGTGTGGAACAAATGGCCGGGTAAGGACTTCAAGGTCTTCGTCGACAAGTCCATCAAGGACCTCTACTACTACTTCGGGGGCGGCAAGGGCAACGTGTGGGCGATGCTCAAGCAATTCCTCTCCGCGAACGACCTGTCGATCTCGTGGGTGTTCGACACCATCCTCGTGTACCCGAACAGGAGCACGACGGTGCGGACGATGGGGCTCGGCCAGGACTTCACAGTCCAGTACGAGGACTCCGGTGAGAAGACGAAGAGCGTCGAGTGCTATGTGTACTCCTACGAGTACATCCAGGACTGGAAGCCGCCCCTCCAGACGCCCCCGCTCAATGGGCGCTTCGGCGTTACCGAGTTCGTGGGGCCGATCCACCCGTTGAACGAGCAGATCACGCCGACGGACAAGGCATCGGACGACAACCCGATCATCTCGGTCAACGCGGGTGAGACCGCTGAGGTGGAGATTCAGTTGAACGTCTCGGTGATGCGGCTGGAGCAGCCGCAGCACATCTACCAGATGCCATCCAAGGACCCGGACATGTCGAAGTACCCACTGGGGTGCTACTGCGTCGTCGGCAAGGACAACAAGCCGATCACGGTCGCGCAGTGGAAAGCTGAGGGCGGGAGCGTTCGTGTCGAGCCCACTGATGACCCGACTCGTGTCAAGGTGATCGTGCGGGGCATGGACAACGAGCGCCTGTCACCGTACCGGATCGCGGAGTCGGACGGGTCTAACGACTACCCGGCGCTGCGCCTCGTCGGGGGCGGGTACAGGATTCAGTACTCCAAGCTGTCGTTGTACACGGGCTCCGACAGCGGCGGCGACCCGGTGGTCATCGACAACCCGCAGATCGACACGCCGCAGAAGGCGTACGAGGCGATGGCCTACGCGGCTATCGGCGCCGGGGCGAAGACGATCACGCTCGAATGGACGGGCTCCAGCCCAATGCGACAGACGTTCACGGACTTCTCCCTGGGTTTCAGCCCGAAGCCGTACACGCTTGGCGATGTCCAGGCGTTCACGGGCGTGCCGTTGCCGGAGAAGGCGACTGAGAAGTGGCCGAAGGGCACGACGATGGAGAAGATCAACTCCGACATGAAGGCGTACAAGGCTCAGGAGCTGGTGAACGACAGGCCCCAGACCTTCGGGCGCCTGGCCGGGTCGCGCACGTTCTTCGCAGGGCGCTGGTGGCACATCACGAACGCGCAGTACGGCGAGGGCTCGGTGAAGCTCCAGGCCGAGGGCGACATGCGCCTTGGCGATATCATGTCCTTGTACGGAAAGCGCGTCTCGCAGTTCCCGCTCAAAGCGGGGATCAAGCTCGGGGCGCTCAACTTGAAGGAGAAGGTGTGAGGTCGAATCTACCGGCGCCGTCGCAGGCGTGGGGCAACGACATCGAGCGGAGACTAGCGGCGCTTGAGTCCCAGCAGCTCCTGCTGTCGAACAACTTCAACACCACTCGTGGCCAGGTCGAGGGGTTGACTTCGGCGCGCTCGGTCGCTGGTGTCGCCATCCCCTGGTTCGCGTCGCAGACGGTCCCCCAGCCGAACGATGGCAGGAACATCGGCGAGCGCACGAGGGTCGCGATGCAGTTCCTCGATTGGAAGGACCGGGGGAACCTAATGGCTGTGACCGCGATGTTCACGGCTGTCATCCCCTCGCGGCCTGACAAGAACTTCGACTGGACGAAGTTCGAGACGCCCTACGCCTACCTGGGTGTCGAGCCATCGGATGGTGGCCTGACGTACCGCCGCGAGTTCCTGTACGTGCTCCAGGGTACCATGATAAAGACGAAGCAGCACTGGGTCGTGTCGGCGACATTCGCGTCAGTCCTCGACTACGACACGTACAGGAACGCCTACGTGTACGCCGACTTGCGCGGAACGCCCGATGAGCCTGAGTTCCTGTACACCCGTGACAGTTCGTCGTATGCGACACTGGCCGTATCGGCCACGATCTACTAGGAGGAAGAATGGCACTCGATCCGAATGGGGTCTATCAATATACACTCAATGATGTCGTCCAGGACTGGGCGTCTTTCATGAACCTGGGCACGTCGAGCGTATCGAACGTGCTGCGCGACATGAAGGGCAATATGGTCGTCACGGCGACCTCGCTGTCGGACATGACGAAGAAGAAGGACGCCCTGGTGACTGCGGGCGTGTCGTTCAGCGCTTCGAACCTCGGCCTGTTCTGGCGCACCGATGAGAAGAAGATGTACGGCTGGAATGGGACCCGGTTCGATGTGATACTGGGTGGCACGTTCACCGACCAGTACGTCGAGGTCGCATCAACGAGTACCTGGAGCCGGTTCTCGACGGAGCTACAGCAGACCATTGGGCCGTTCAACTTGCAGTTGCCCTCTGCTGGTGTGTGGCTCGTCAGTGGGTCGTTGACGCTCAAGCCGGAGGAGGACGGATCGAACACCGCCGACTTCACGGTCTCGATGTCGTTCGACGGGGGCGGACGCCGCACGTCGGCCTACTTCAACTCGTATGGCTACAAGTACCCTGTGTCGATCACGCTCGCTCCTCGCGCGGTCACGCTGGATGCGCCGAAGACGGTTGCCGTTCGACTGACTCTCGACATCTCGAAGCGGGTTAATCACGGCTGGGGCGGCCCGGTCATCACCGCGACACGTGTCGGATGATTGTGGTACACTGTAGTCACGCCCTTGTGGTTGGGGTTGTTGGGTGAATAGGGAAAACCCCCGTAGCTAGTCTCCTTTCCTAGCTACGGGGGTTTCTCATCACCTAGGCCACCCTCCGTCGAGTGTCCACTTGTTCTTGTCCTCGTGCACGAGGTAGTACACGAGGTGGCGGAAGGCGTCGCGAACGTCGTTAGCGTCCTTGTAGTTCACATCCTTGCCGGTGAGCCACCAGCCGAGGTTCTTGAGTGCCTGGTCCTTGACCAGGCCCTTCGCCTGTGCTGGTGTTTGGTAGGTGATGCGGCCGGGATACTTGTAGTCGAGGATCGCGTTCACCTTCACGGGTGTGAGGTCGGCGTTGAACTTGTTGCCTGGCCGCAGGTCGAACTTCTCCGACACAATATGGGCGCCGGGATGCTGGTCGATCAGCATGATAAGGATTTCGGCGGTGCCGATATGTGAGTCGCAGATGAACTGGTCGAAGTGCAGGATTTCCACTTCACTGGTGGGATTGACCCGTGCTACGACGACACCTGTCGAGACGCCGGGGTCAATCGAGATCACTTTCGAACAAATCAAGATTCTTCCTCCTTGTTTTTGTCAACTTGTTCCTGTCTTTCGGTGTTGTGCCGCCCCACACCCCTGTCCTGTACCCATACTCCTCTTCGTCGGAGAGACATTTGCTAAGACATTCTTCTACCAGGGGGCACCCAGAGCAGTATTCTTCGATCACGTAGTCGTAGTACTTCGGATCGAAGAACACGTCCGTGTAGGCGGTCGAGCAGGGCGGTGTCATACTTCGTCCCAATTGTCACCAACCTCTGCCTCTGCGACGAACGGCACACGGTTGAAGATGGTCTTCGCGGCCTCTGACATCTCATACTCCACCATCTTCGAGCACTCCTCGACGTTCTCCTCGGGGCATTCGACGTAGATAGCGTCGTGGACGAGGCCGACGATCTTGGCGCCGTATTGCCGGCACTTCTCGTTGACCTTGATGGCTGCGTGCAGACATATGTCATTGGCTGTCGATTGGGGGACAAACGCCAGGGCCTCGTTCTTGGTCGAGGCGTAGTTCTTGTCGGCGACGTACAGGGGGTTGTAGGTCATGCCGAACTTCGTGCGCCTCTCGGCGTCCTCCTCCTTCCTTCCGACACTATGGCGCACCCTCTGCTGCCAGTCGCGCAGGCCGGGGTACGCGCCGAGGTACTGATCGACGACGTATTGGGCTTGTTCGATGGGCTGTTCTAGCGCAGTAGCAATAGCTCGCACTCCACGTCCGTAGTTCAAGCCATACACTACACTCTTTACCAGTGCGCGTCTGTTCTTGGCAGTCTTTGGATGTTCATGTTTGAAGTTCTGGTATGCTTCAATCGTTGGGAACTCCTCAGACCAAACTTTCGTCATTAGATCATCGAAGAAATCAGGGGCGCCCGGCTGGAACGCCGCGATCATCGCCTCGTCATCCGCCAGCTCGGCGGCGGTTCGGAGCTCCGCCTGGGAGTAATCGCAGCTGATGATCTTGCATCCCGGCGCCGCGATGAGTGCCCGCTTGATGCCGCTGTCCCGACCCATCGTCTGAATCGCCGGGTTCTTCGCCGACAGGCGTCCGGTCTTCGCACCGTGAGGCAGGTAGTTCGGGTGGACTCGACCGTCTGTTCCGACCTTCTTGCGGACGTTGGCGATGTACGATCCGATCACCTTGGCAGCGTAGCGGTACTCCAGCAGGGTGTCGATGAACTCGCGCTCGTCGCACTCGCCACGCAGCTTCTTGAGGTGGTCGGAGTCGAATGACGGGGATGACACGCCCTTCGAGGCGAAGTACTCCTTGATCTGCTTGGGCGACTGCGGGTTGAAGTCCTCACCAGCCAGTGAACGCAGTACTGACAGGGCCTCATCGCACTGCTGCTGGTACTCCTTCTCCAGCTCGTCGAGAGCGTCGAGGGACACAGCCACACCGTTCATCTGCACATCATGCAGAACCTTCGACACACGAATTCTGTAGCGGTAGTACTCGTATTTGCCGCTGCGCTTCAACATGGGCAGGAAGTATTCGGCCAACTTGTGCGTGTAGACCACGTCGTTCAGGTTATACTGATAAAGCTCATCACGGGGAATGTTCTCGAAGTGGGCGCCGCCCTTGAGGTGCTTCTTAGCGGCGGAATCCCAGTCGGGGGCGCGCAGCCAGCGGCGTGCCAGCGGCTTCAGACCATGTTCTTTGGCCAGGTTGTCGAGCACGAAGTGCATCAGGAGTGTGTCCTCGTGGTGGTACACGTCGATGTCCAGGCGCTTCGACAGGTAGGGCATGTCGAAGGTGCCATTGTGGCAGACCACGACACAGGTGTCGCAGAGTCGTTGAATAACCTCAGCCGCTTCGGACGTCTCGCACAGCTCCTCGGGGATCACAATGCCGTACTCACCATTCCACAGGGCAATCGACAGCAACCGCCCCTCGGCGAACGTGTCCTCCTCGATGTCGCCCGCCGTCTCGATGTCGAGGGCGATCATGGAGCCGGGGGTGAACTCAATGTCCTGACCTTCCCAGATGTCCCAGTCCTCGCCTACCACCAAGCTCGGGTCGTCAGGGCCGAGGTAGGCGTACTGGAACGCCTGGGCTAGGAACAGGTGCGCCTGCGGGTGCTTGGCGATCTCATTGGGGGACAGTGACTTGAACGCGCTGCCCTTGTACCCCTTCACCGTGCCCAGCGTGATGTCGATGCCACCCTCCTTAGGATCGTCGGTGACCTCGACAACATCTGGGACGCCCGACATGGTGTGCGAGCGCTTGAGCGTCGCAGACACCAGCGGGCTGATCGACTCGATACTGGGAACAAGGACTTTCATACTCGACCTCCTGTGTACTTGATGAACCTTTCATTATTCGATTTGCCCTTGATGACCTCCTGGATCATACCCCGGGCCTGGGCGTAGGAAATGATCTCCTTCAGCTCACGCATCCCCGAGATGCTGCTCTGGAACTTGAGCATGAGCTTGGGGATCGACACAATGCTGTTGTTCGACTTGGCGACGTAGTTGATAAGGCTGTCCACCTTATGGCTGAAGTTGCTGTTCTTCACATGGTGGATGAAGACTTCGTTCGACGCCATCCATATCGGCGCCAACGCGATGGCCTTGAGCATGTGGCGCATCGACACCCGCACGGCGCCATCCCTGCCCGGCCCCTGGTACATGGCCAGCAGCGCCGCGATCCTCAGCACGGAGAACGTGAGTCGTTCAGTGCCGGGGAACAACTCGCGGCTGTTGAGCCCGTGCTGTGCGGCAAGGACCTTGGCCTCCTCGGAGAACGTGATCCATCGGTCGAACACGCCCGACTCGAACATGACTGGTATGCGCGCCTCCTCGCCCTCAAGGGTCCTGGCCCGTCGTGCTGTGTGCGCGGTGTCGAACTCGCGCACGGCCTTGGCCAAGTTGGTGAGGATGTAGGTGCGCATCTTGTCCTCTACTTCACCTGTCGAGGCGTTGACTGGCACCAGTTTCACGTCCTGGGAAGAGGTGATGTAGTGGTCGCGGTCATCCACAGTGACCAGGCAACGGGGTGTGAATCCCGACTCGACACGCTCAGAGGTCAAGTGCTTAGCCGCCTGGTCGAGGATGCCCGTCCCGTAGAACGTCAGGTAGTAGGGGACCTGACTCTGGTACGCGACCTTCCCACCCTTGTCCTTCCTGGCCAGTGCGGGAATGAAGCCGTCGTAAGACTTCGTGAGGAACGGCATCATGGAGGTCATGTAGCTGCCCTTCTGCGAGGCGTGCGCGAAGAAGTCCTGGACCTCGTCGATGGCGAACAGACCGGACTCGCCGTGCTTCGTGCGGAGGTAGGCTGCCAGTGCCTCGCCTGTCGAGTCCTCAGGGGCGATATAGGCGTCGAGCCCCTTGCCGATGCCAACTGCCACATCGCGCATGTACGACTCTGCAAGGCGCAGCGACGTGGACTTGCGCGACTGGGTGGTGCGGCCGAGCACGAGGAAGTACAAGTTGAGTGGCATCTTCTGCACGTTGATCGGCAGGTAGGCGTACTTGGCGAACATCGACGACAGGATGGCCAGGGCGCCCGCGTAGTGGAACTGGCGCGGCGCCATGGCGGATTTCGTCGCCGCCCACAGCGCGAACTGGTCCACGAACGTTCCGTCGGGCTCGATCTCGCCCTCGTGCAGGAAGCTGAGCTCCTGCCACTCCAGCTCGCGGGCCTCGCTCATAAGGTAGGAGGAGCCGAGCCTTGTCGAGGACTCCAGCTCTCCCTCCGTAGGTCCGTTGTGCTCCTGTTCCCAACGTGCCCTGTCGCGGTTGATCTGCTTCCACAGGTACGTGTCTCCACGCCCGTCGAGGGCGAACTTGTTGAACGCGGTCTCGCGGACGACGGCGAACGCCTCGACGACGGAGCAGCCCTCTTCCCACAACGCGCATTGCAGGTGGTACATCTTCGCGCTGCGGTCGTCCTCGTCGGTGAACATGTCGTCGGTGGCCAGGTCGGTGATGAACGACCTGTTGACTGTGCCGAGCACGTCGAACATGGAGGGGATGTCGGTGGGCATGTCCTCCTCGACAGTGTCCTTGCGCTCAACTGGCGCGTACTCGGCGGCGAACTCGGCGGCGGTCAGCGGCTCGTCGTTGACGACGAGGGTGATGTCCCATGTCTCAGTCCGTTTCAGGTTCGCTGTGAACGGCACCCTGAGTTTCTTCGACAACGGCCAGCCACGGTCCATGCCGTCGTCGGCGTGCGCCTCGTACAGCCCGCGTGACAGGGCCTCAAGCGTCTCGTTATCGTAGTCCTCTCTGTCGGTGAACAGCCAGTACCCCTGCCAGTGGTCCTTGCTGGTGCGCACAGTGATGGTGGGCTTGATGCGCAGCTTGTCGAGCGGGCAGTCGTCGCCGTCGGCCCACACGCACGCGGCTCGGATGACGTTGGCCTTGGCGGCGTGGCGCGTGTTGTTCCGTGCTGGCGGCTGTGTGTACAGGAACGGTGAGTAGTACACGTCCAGGTCGGCGTGCTGCTGGACGTAGGCAGCCATCTTGTCGAGTTCCCCGGGCAGCTGGAACCACCGGAAGTTGGTGAGGCCTCCCATAGGGCCCTTGAGGATGACCGGCGTCCACCCGTCGCCGGTGGGCAGGACTGCCTGGAAGAACTCCTTGAGGTCCACTACCTCTCCTTTCTCTCGTTCGTATGGTACGGCGGGCCCCGCCTTCCGGCAAGGGCCCGCCGCCGTGCTCGTGTTAGAGTTTGATCTTGGAAGCCTTCTTCTTCTTCTTGGGCTTCGCTTTGTCCCACTCGATCTTCTTGACCTGGTTGTCTGTGCGCTTCTCGCCGTTGTACTCCGACTCACGGATTACGACGGTGATGGTCGCGGTTCGACCGACCAGCTTCTCGGCAACAGTCTCGAAGTAGGAAGGGGTACGGCCCTCGGGCTCAGGGAAGTCCTCGCCGGTGGCGGCCTCGCAGAATGCGGGCAGCAGCCAGTGCAGTCGGTCTTTCAGCGCGAGCATCTGCCAGTACCGCAGGGACCGACCCTCGTGTTCACCACTGTTGACGATGAAGTCAACAGTGTACATGGGATTCCCTGCCTTCGAGTTCCCTAGCTCGCAGTCGTCAACGGTCACAGTGTACTCGCCCACAGGCAGCGGCTCGAAGCTCAGCGGAGCTGCGACCTCAAGGTTCATCAGGTCTGCAAGGCTGATTGTCATGTTCAGTTCTCCTTCTTCTTGTTGTTGTTGGTGTCGGTGTTGATGTCGGACAGGTACCGCTCGATGACCTCTTCGGACCATCCGGGTGTTCTCTTGGTTCCAGTATTGATTATGACATCAGGTGCTGGAAAAGCACCCCGGTCGATGCGCTGCCTCACAGCGTTGTCTGTGATGCCGAGGCGTTCAGCGATCTTATTGACTCCTTGGTACTGCTCAGCCATCCTCTTCCTCTGTCTCCTTCCCTTGCTGCTCGCAGTGCTCGTGGACCCAGCCCACGATCTTCGCCATCGTCGGATTCCCCGACATGGAGGGTATCGGGTCGAACCTCGCCTTGACCAGCAACTCGGATGCCGCTCGCACCGTCATGACGGTGACCAGTTCCTCGTTGTCGTCGTCTCCGACATCCTCCCAGGTCATTCTGGCGATGATGTCGAAGATTCCAGGGAGCTTCTTGAGGGACTGTTTGCCCTCGAACGACGGCCCGATCAGCGAAAGCCGCGACACATCGTTCACATCCCTCGACTCGTGTGTGATACAGATGATGTTGAGTCCGAGGTCGAAGCTGATCTTGTTGACCAGATCGATGACCTTCTCATACGTTGCGTCCCACATCGCGAAGCTGTCGTTGGGCTTCGTGCTCTTCCAGTGGAACTTGATGAGCTCCTGGAGCCGGTCCACCGTGTCGATGACGATTGTCTGGAAGGGCATGTCCTTGGACTTGCTGATCTTGACCAGCAGCTCAGCGAACTGCTGGTAGCTTGCAGGCTGGACGACCAACATGTTGTCCAAGTCGCCGTACTTGGCGGCTGGCGCAGTGCCGCGCTCCAGGTCCACGTAGAGCACGGGACCGAGCTCTTCTACCTTGGACGCTGAAACTGCGAGGGATGTCTTGCCGGTGCCCGACATCCCGTACAACAGCATCTTGATCTTGGGTGTCGTCACGCGTGGGTCAGCCACTTCGATGTTGAAGTTGCCGAGGAACTTGTCAAATCTTCCCATGTGTTCTCCTCTCTATCGTTTGAAGGCGCAGTAGTAGCAGCCCTCGTATGATTCCAGCTCGTCGAGCTGGTCCTTGTTGTCGGTGGCCCAGTCGAAGATGTGCTGTGCCCGGTTGATGACGGCGAGCGCCGCGTCACGATTGTACTTGAAGCACAGCTCATGACTCGCCTCGTTGACAGATTCTACTGTACAGTCTCTAGGGAACATTATCAGTGTGGCGTGTTGCACAACGTAGCCGTGGTTCTCCATGCCGAGCCCGTAGAGTTGCATTTGATAGTAGTACTTCTTCAACTGATCCTCCGTCATGGAGTCAGCGAAGAACTCGGGGTTTCGATCCTCGTCGAGAAATGTCGCGGAAGAGAACTTCTTGATCTTCTTCTTCGACAGGACCTTGTAATCGACGACACAACCGGTCTCGGTGTCGAAGCCATCAGCCGTCCCGGTGATCCTGCCGTAGCCCTTGATCTCTCCGACCTCGACACGGGTCTCCTTGAGGTAGCCCTCCAGGCCGACGACGTTCTCAAGATACGCGTGGAACGCGGTGCCGATCATCGGGGCCAGCGGGTGCGAACGCTCCTCGTCGTGAACACCGAGCAGCTTCTCCGCGAGGCAGCGCTCACAAAGGTCGCCGAGCTCGGACGGTCCGACCTTGCGCTGCTTGTCGCGAGCCGACGGCTTCGACAGCTCCCGTATGATCTTGTCGTAGACCTCACTCACGGCTGGCCCACTCCATGTACTCGTCCTTGGTGAGCACATGGAGGTTCCATGCGTAGTGGTGCAGCTCGTCGAGGACGGACTCGACGAAGACGACCATCTGCCCTTCACTCACCTTCCGCTGGGGCTCTCTGGTCCCGAAGATAGGAACAGGGTCCCTCCTACGGACCAGCTTGTCACCCATAACACCCCATCCGGCGCTGTGGATCGCCATGAGCTCCAGGTCTGTGAAGGCGCAGTCCGGTGGGACCTCAAGCACCAGTTTCCGTTTCGACACGTCTCACTCCTTCCGGTAGGTCTTGCAAGAGATCAGCAGCCAGCTGACTGTTGTTGTAATCGTGCAGGTACACGACCTCGATTATAGGTGTGGAAAAGTTGATGGCAGCCGCGCACCCCGGGCACGGGTAGTGCGTCGTGTAGAGCACGCACTCGCCCGGGTACTCATCCACAGCCTCGGCCAGCTTGATGAGCGCGCCTAGCTCTGCGTGTGTTGTGTTCTTGCAGTGCCCATCGACCATTACATGGCCGCCTGTGTCGCATGGCTCGTTTCCGCTCAGCGTCTCGTTGAACGCCCTCGACACGATCTTGCCGGTCGCCAGACTCACGATCACGGCGCCGACATGAGCGCGGTCGCAGCGGGACTTCCCGGCCTCCTCAATCGCCGCTCTCATATATTCGTTCACTGATAACCCGCCAATCCGAGCACTCTGGTCTGGATAGCCTGCGCAAGTTCGTTGGCGAACAAGCACGCCTTGTGCGGGTTGTTCGCCACCTCGGAGAAACAGCCTCCAGGGAACAGCTTGCGCCCCGCGTAAGACCAGGCGGACACACCGGGCAATGGCTCCAGGAGAACTGGGATCGAAGGGGCAATCAAGTCATTCATCATCGTTCCCATCCTGTCTTCGCCGCCGAGTGAGTGGACAAGGCTCGGGGACAGCAAGAACACAACCACCTTGGCGAAGATAACCCGGCCATTGTCGATGGTATCTCTGTCTTCAACCGCTGTCTTCTTCACCATGAAGGTACCCCACTTAAGAATCCCCAGCCTCGGAACCAGCAGTTCCGACAGCTGATCGGCCAAGCCGAATGGGCTATTCTTCGAGTACACGATATTCGTGTAGATCAGTGGGTGTCTGATTCCCTGTCCTGTGTCCCGCATAGCACCTCCTTCGCCTCGGGGCTCAAACTCCTAATCCAATGGGCCATCGTCTGGCCGAACTTCGACAGCAGGCCGTGCTTGGTGACCAAACTGGGCCAGCCCTTGGCTTTGCTGAGAGGCATCGTGGTGCTCTCTCCATTGACGAAGCGCAAGTACTTCGCAAGGTACGAGTGCGGACTGATAACAAGGTCTCCCGTTTCGTCCTCCTCCTGCAAGTCCAACAGCCATGCGCCAGTGAGCCTGCGCACCATGCGCGGCGCGTCGAGGTCGATGTCGCCGCCTTCGAAGCCGACCTCTCCTACTGTCCCGTCGACCCACAGCTGCCCCAGGTCAATGGGCGCTAGATCGTAGTCGCCCAGGTTCTCCTTCACGAGCTCCATCGCATTGCAATGAAGGTCTGTGTAGCTAGGCACCACATACAATCTCTTGCTGAATGGATCAACGACGACCATTTCTGTCTTGCTCATCCACCACTGGCACACAGTTCTGCCCCGGTGGTTGAGGAAGTTCCGAACACCGCCGTCCTCGAACAGGAGGGCGCGCCCGCTATCGCCTCCCGGCGTGGTGAACATCCCATTCTCATCGACATCGAGGTACACCCTCTTGACGAACTTCTCTGGCAGGTTCCTCCACAGGTTCCAGAGCAACGGGCTGTATATCTCAGCGAGACTCGCTGCCATATCTTCTTCTCCTTTCAGATCAGGCCGGACGCTGATAGGCGGTCGTACCGCTCACGCAGGCGCCCGAGCACCTTGTCGTCAATAGTACCCTTCGCTTGGATCAGGAACCGGTTCACCGGTCTTGTCTGGCCTTGTCGATTGAGGCGTCCGGTGGCCTGCTCATTGATGACCAGCGAATTGGACTGGCTCAGCCAGAACTCAGTCGCACACACGCGCTGCAAGCCGTCCACGCCCTCGCTCATGGCCTCGTGCTGGGCGACAATGCAACGGACCTTGCCGTCGATCAGGTCACGGTAGTCGCCCCGCGACCGGCCCGACACCTCGATGGCATCGACACCCGCCCTCCGGAGCCTGTGCAGGACGGCCTTGATGAACTTCTGTGAGTGGACCCAGACGATGAACGGCTCATCGTCGGGCAGGTCCGCCACGGCATCGACAAGGGCGTCGAGCTTCGAGGACTTGCAGTCCTCTTTGAAGTCCACAATCCCGTCCTCGTTGAACGTCGGGACGCCCAGCGTGATCTGCCGTAGCCGCAGATCGAGCTCCATCGGGATCGACAGGGCCAGGGGGTTGCTGTCGAGGAACGTCAGCGACTTCTCCTCAAGGTCCCTGTACACTTTCCGCTGCGCGCGGGTGAGTTCGACCGGGATGCGGTGGACGATGACGCCGGGCAGCTCGGGGTTAGCCTCCTCCTGGGATACCTCCTGGTAGGAGGGCGCGCCGCGCCGCACCATGCCGGGATGCTTCTCGCCAGTGAACGCCTTCCCATAGGCGGTGTACGGATTGTGCTCGACTTTGAAGAACCGTTCGGCGAAGTCCCAGTAGCCCCCGTACTTAGTGGGCCACAAGAACTTCAAAGCCGCCCAGATGTCGCAGGGCTTGTTCCCCGCAGGTGTCGCGCTGAGCGCCAGGCGGTGGTCGGCCTTGATCCTCGACACAACCTGGAAGTTCAACGACGAGTGGTTGCAGGCGCGGTGCCACTCGTCGCAGATCAACATGTCGAAGCCGATGCCCTTGAAGGGCTTCGGAACGGCCTTCATGACCAGCTTCTTCTTGCGGCCGTCGAAGCGCTTCTCCTTGTTGCGCGTGCGCATGAGCTCCCAGCTGATGAAGTACACTCCGGGTTCACCAGCGTACAGGGCCTCCCATGATGCTATAGCAGCCTTGCTGCCCTTGCCGCTCAGCGTCCTCATACCGATACCAGCGATGTTCTCCCAGTGGTCCCGCCAGCCGTGCTCGGTGCGAACGGGTCCGACGACGAGGACGCGCTTGCCATCCCAGAAACCATCGAACGCGGCGAGAGTGTTCCACACGGCCATCGCGGTCTTGCCCGTGCCGAGCCCGGCGCCCACCAAGCCCGTGTACGGGGTCTTGCTGGAGGACAAACTCGCCAGCACGCGGGCCTGGTAAGCCCTCGGCTCGATTGTCATATGATCATCTCCTTCCAGATCAGGCCTCGATAAGGGGGAACTCGATGTAGCACCCCTCGTAAGCGTCGCGGTTGATGTCCACCATGGCATTGACAAGTGTAATGGTACCAAGAGCGTCAAGCCCGACCTCCAATTCATGGAAGAACGCTGCCTCTTCGGCTGTCTCCGGTTGCCAATGGAAGTCAGTATCGAGCCCGATGTTGACACAGCCCTCGTCAAGCACCATAACGCACGTACAGCCCTGTGCTGACAGGTGTTCGGCTACCTCAGGGAAAGCATCCACAGCTCTCTGAATAGCCTCACGAACCTCCGTCCCACATGCTTCTAGGTACCTGGCTTCCCATTCATCGAGCGTCATGTGATCCTCCTAATCGTTTTGAAGTCGTACTTGGACAAAATGCTCTCAAGTGCCTTGGCGTTGCCCGATAGTGGAAACCAAATCTCGCCATCCTCAACGCGCTTGACCATGACGCCGATCCAACGCACAGTCCATTTCAGTGAGCAGAACTGCGTTTTGAGTGCTTCAAGGAAGCCTATACCATCTCCAGTATCGGGTTGCCAAGCCTCAATAGATGCTTCAGTCCTACGCACCAAGAATACATCGCACGGGTTGGGATCAGTGTAGAACCGGACCTGATAACCCTCCTCGGAGAGGGTCGCGGCGACATCGGGGTATGAGTCCATAGCGTTTTGTATGGCCTTGTGGACTAGAGCACGACAAATCGCGAAGTAAGCATCTTCCAATTCATCTAACGTCATACGATCACCTTCGTAGCTGTCTTGCACAGGTAGAACAGGCCGTCACGCACGACACCGGTGGCGAACTCGATGTCGTCGATCTCCAGCCTGTTGAACGACAACGTAGCATCAGGGACCGCTTCACTACCGGGACACACCATGAGCAGGTCGAACTCGCGAATCCACACGAATCGTCCTCGCGCGTGACCGTCCGACGCTCTGTAGCCGGCATCCTCAAGCCGTTCGCGTAGGGTCTGTTCGAACAGACTGTCCCAGTTCCACACGTATCGCGCGTTCTCGTAATCTCTATCTGGGTCCCGCGACCAACTGTAATCGAACGTGCAATCCTGATAGGCTGTCGCGAACAAGTCCTCCTCAAGCTCCTTGAGGTCGAACGCCCCGTTCTCAATGTGCTCCTCAAGCATTGTGTTCTCCTTCCATGTCGATGTACTGGAGCACCGCTTCGGCGGGCGATCCAGCCTGAATGGTAGTCCATTCGTCCGAGCCGTCCTCGGCAACGCGCCACTCGAAGGCGGTACTACCATGCTTCACAGTGCAGACGATGGGGATACCTCTGACTTTGTACTCCGTGTCACAGCCGGGACGGTCCAGACTATCGATGGGAGTGCCATCGCAATACAGTGTCATGGGCCTGCACACAGCACCCTGCCCGCGCTCAAGGTAGTTCCTGAGCGCCTCCTCTGGGGTGGCGCCGTCAACATTGTGCTCGACTTGGCCATCATAGATGTTGATGATCGTGTACAGGTGCTCCCAACCACAAAGGTCCCACTGTGCGACCGCGTAATCCTCACCGTTGTCCACGTCGGTGAACATCTGCGACACAGCGCCGGTCCCAATGAGTTCGATGTTCATTTCAGTCCCTCCTTGACATAGATTTGAATACCCCCAACGACACGCACAGCATCATCATGGATGTACACCACGCACTGGTGTCCGGCTATGACGAAGACTTCATCGTAGGCGTGGACACAGACCTGATCCAAGGCGGTGACTTCCGTGCGCCCCTGGGCGATCACCGTGACCTGACCCGTCGCCTCCACGTAAGCATCACCGGCGGCGATGATATGCGCGTCCTCGGTGGCAACGACATGACCCTCGTCGTCGACGTGCAGGACAGTGCGCCCCTTGGCGAAGGCTGTTGAACGACCACACAGCACACCTGTCGAAGTGTCCTGGAAGTAGCCCTTGGCGTTGCTCATAAGACGGGCTTTCGTCCCATTCATGCACACCACTTCCGACCAGTCCCCGGCCTCGACACGGCAGTTCTCCGCGAGGAGGTAGGTGCGGCCCTCCAATGTCAGGCAAAGCCCCTTCGCGTAACCACGAGTCCTACCCACTACATAGATGTCGTCGTTGGGGCCGCCTTGTATTCTCACATGCGATCCGCAGTCGTAAACCAGCTCCATCTCAGTTCCTCCCGAGTGCGAGGTCGGCGAACGCCTTGAGGGACGCCAGAGAGCCGTGCTCAAGGTACTTCTCAAGGGCTTCGCGCGGAGTACCGGCGTAGATGTCACTGATGACGACGCCTTGGGATGTATCAGTGAGCTGCCAGACCTGGCACTCTTCCCACATGAGCTGGTACTGCGCCCACTGTTCAGCAGTGCCCAGCTTCTTCGACACGCACCACACCTGGTAGTCCTCGATCATCCAGTCGAAGCCCTTCCATATGGCGGACTTGAACGCGCGGCACAGCTCGCCCCTGAACATGGCAGGCAGGTCCTCCGTGGTCAGGTCCCAGCCGTGCGCCTCGACGTAAGCCAGTGCGGTGTCGAAGGGCTCGGGGCCCTCGTCCCCGTACACTTCGCAGCCACCGAAAATGAAAGCCTTGTGATCGCCCACAAGGCTTTCAGGGTCCTTCGCCTCTCGCATGTATGTAACCGTGTAAACGGTCCCGGCGTCATCCTTGAACACCGACATTGTAGGGGTGTCCGTAATTGTCTCAATGTCCATTCTTCTTGCTCCCTTCTTTGCTGTTCACAGGTGCAGCGACAGCCCGGTGGGCAGGTCCAGGCTCCCGCCCGTGCCCATGTGCTTGTCGATTATCTCCAGCGCCCGCATTTGTCGAGCGCACTCGAACCACTCCGTAGCGGCCTCTTGCAGGTCCGCGTTCTCCAAAGCCTGGGCGGTTTGTTCCACCTGCTGACGGGTGAAGAACTCACCGCCCAGGCTGTATGTCCACCACTTGTTCATCGGAAGGTCACGTAAACGTCCGACACCTTGGTAGCAGGTGCCAAGTCGATCAGCTCCAGCGCCGCGACCTTCTTGGTGTTGAGCTTCGGCTTGTCGTAGCATGACTCCCTCACTGCCTTCGGCAGTTTCTTGAACGCCGCCATCTTCTCGACAGCCGCAGCATTGATTGTGTGGCGCACGGAGAACGACACGCGTGTGTCCCCGTGGTGCAGCACCTCTCCCACTTCGTGGGAGGCGCACAGTTGTGCCCTCAGTTCGTCGCGCGCCTCGGTGAGCGCGGCGATCTCCTCGTTCAGTTTGATGATCCTCTCAATCAGCTTCTCGTCATTCATTCCATTTCTCCCTTCTTCTCTGTAACACGCATCAGGATACCTTTGTTGATGCAGCTGGTGATCCACTTGTCGAAGTCCGACATGATCCTGTCGGGCATCTTCTCCAGCGCTTTCACGATTACGTCTTTCCCGACAGAGAACGCGATCCGTTCTAGATATTCGGCGCACAAGCCACCACGTGACCATGCGGTACCGTCCTTGTCGATGTACTCGGCCCACACCGGGGTGCAGAACAAGCCACGGTCCGACGTAGTTACGCCGTTCAACCAGGCACGCAACATGATGCGCCGTGAACTGGGCAGCCACTTCTCAACAAGGAGCTTGCCATCGTTCGGTTCAATGTCCTTGCAATCGTTCATCACGGTTCCTTCCTCCTCACGACGCGGACATACCCGTCCGCTGTCGGCTCGATAGTGTCTCCTGGCACTGCCACGTCGTAGGACCAGCGTGTGGTCTTGAAAATCAACGCGCGCCCGTTCCTCAATTGGATTACTCGGGCTCCCAACTTCGACGCCACGGCATTCAGATTGCGACTCGTCAACGTCCACACAACGGCTCACCGTACTCATTGACTTCCCGCAGTACATGCAGACGCGGGGCCTTGCACTTGTCGGTGTCGAGGGGCCGCAATTCCCCAACGGGGCAGGTGACCTCGAAGAACTTCACACCTGTGAGTCTCTTACAGTACGTCCTCGCCATCTCGGGAGTCGGGCTGGCGTGCAGTCCATGCCCGCATTCCCTGTCGTCCACCCAGTTATCTGTGTCGTCAATGGTTTGGCCGACGACGTACACCCCTCCGTGCTCAGAAACACCATTATCGTCTGTCACCTTGTACAGGTGCGCCATGCCGTCGGAGTCCACCTCGATGAGGTTGAAGGCGCACCACTTATCGGGTGCCATCGCCTTGGCTGGCTCGCACAGGATTTGCACACCGCCGTTCACTTCGGCGTCCTCACTGGCGATGTAGACACTGACAAGGTCTCCCGCTTTCACCCGTGCCTGGTTGTATGCATTGACATGCGACGACATGCGCGCAGTGATTTTCGACCAATCGAACGCCCACACACTGGCGAAGTCGTATGCGTTGACTACTGACCACCCAATAGCCGTGACTGTAGCCTGATCGTGGGCGTTGGCAGACGCGTACTGGTATGTAGTGACAGCCACGTTATCGTAAGCATCGACAAAGACATCATCGAAGGCTATGACCCTTGACCAACCCCTGGCTTCGACCCCCGCTTCCCCATGCGCCTTGATGAAGACGTAGTCCCAAGCGCGGATAGTGGGACTTCCCCAGTGCACTTCGACGAATGTGTGGTCCCGGGCTTCCACAGTCCCCGAGAAATCGGCAGCCTTGAGACGCGTATAGTCGAAGAGTTTGATGTACTTGTCCGCGTTCTTCAAATGCTCGGGAACCCAGTACTCACCCGATCCGCTGAGGGTGATTGTGTAGATGTTGGGGTTTGCCAAAGCCTGTTCGAATTGTTCCTGTGTGACGATATCACCCATCACATTCTCCTCCCTATTAGCAGTCTTCCAACCACGAGATGATACGGCGGTCTTCGGGCCATACAACTGATGCCCTTTTCATCATCTTTTCGTGCGTGATGATCTCACCATGTATGTCCACCCAATGGAGTCCATCGCCATCCCTGATGCACATCCACTGCATCCACTCAAAATGGATGACAGTCCCCGCCTTCCAGAATACTGGGTCCTCATTACCGACCATCCTAAGCGTCTGCCCGTAGTCAGTATTCACAACCCATAGTATGGCTTCCTCATTCTCCGGCTGTTCCTGGAGCCTTGTCTCCAGCTCACGTGAGAACACTTGGGCGGATGCTGCTCGCGTTACGTCTAGTCCTGACATTGACATCCCTCCTTGGTTGTTGGTTGGTTGTTTCCGCTCCCGCGCCCGGACTCGAACCGGCACAACGCCCACCGATCAGGCGCGCGGGATACCATCGTCAGATCGCCAGCCCCTTGCAGCCGATGTTGACTTTCACTGATTCAGTAGACATAGTTCTTCTTTCTGTTGTGATGTGTTCAGATGGTTTTCAACCAAATGGGGCTAGCGTCCCAACGCAGGCACAAGACGTACTCGCCGTTCTTCAACCCGTGCCCCCGGTATGGAATCCCACTCTCTTTCACCGCACTAACCGCTCCCACCAAGGACCATGCCTTCCACACGGGTAGTTCCTGCACGTAGTCTCCGGAGACCGCGTATGATTCTTGCGAGGGGACAGGCGCCATCCCAGCATCAGTAACATGGATATGGGCTAGTACATCTTCGTCCGACAGGTGCACTTCCGCCAACGTCCGGGGGCCAGTGACCATGTAGACGCCTGGTACGACATCCGGGGCGTCGCAGACCAGCGTGACATTGTCGCTGATGGTCCGCAAATCCCCGCACACGCCTTCGGGCGTGTCCCAACCCACAAGGACAGAGGATGGGACCCAGTACTCCGTTGCTCCAAGCTCCCAAGTGGGATCGGCCAGCTCAGACGCCCACGCAACAACGGACATGGCCTTGAGTGCGCCGGAGCAACTCGTGACTCGAACGATCTTATTCATCATAGTTCCCTCCCTCGCTCCGACAGGGGCGGCACCAAGTAGCCCGACTGGGTTTCCAGACCGAACAGGTGGCCGGCGTCGGTGAACCAACCCTCTTGCCCTTCGCACTTCTCGCATGGAACGGCCTCCCAGCCGCCGTCTTCCACCAACGCGATGACAAGGGTGACAAGGGCGTCAGCGACACGGTCAGCGACAGCGCTGACGCGCGCCTTGGCGGTCTGTTCCCGCCTGTATCCCGGCCCCCAGGCGTTGTAATCGCATGGGAGGTACTGGCCGTAATCGGGCCTTCCCGCGCGGTCCCAAGCCTGGTAGACCTTGTACGGCGACACATCGGCGCACATGGCCTTCCCCACGTACTCGACGACCTCAGCGTCGATCCAATTCCCGTCCGCTATGTCCGCGATGAACTGCGGATCGGGGTTGTCCCCGAGGAATGCCTCGGCTAGTCCTTGAACGTAATCGTTCATTTCAGTTCCTTCCGTTGTATGGTTGTTTTTCTCCGTGGCGCTGGGGGACTCGAATCCCCGACTCCCTACTCCGCGTAGAGCGTGCCCCCTGTTGCACCAAGCGCCAGGCCGTTTGACTAGGACGGCACTCCAAGCCTTCGCATACACTTTCCGGCAGTCACGCCGTAACCTTGAAACCACTCGGTTTTCAGCCAGTGGAACAGCGGGCGCTTCACGCATTCGTCGGCCAGATCATCGGTGTCAAAGCATGGTGGTCGACACTCCTATTGCCGCTATCACGAGGTAGTCTATGGCCAGACTGAACATGATCGATGGCCCAGGCCACCTCCCTTCAAGCACCTTGTGCGTAATGGCGAAGCCTCCCAGGAAAAAGGCCAGATAAACAAAGATCATAGTACGCATCCCTTCAGTCAGTGCGCGTGTGTATGTGTTCAGCCGAAGTAGGCGTTTTCGAGACACTCACGCAAAGCGTCTTCCGCGCTGTCCGCGAAGACGGGCGCGATAGTGGACTCGACAGGGTCTTCGACGGGCCGCACATAGTAAGCGTTGCCATCCGCCCATCTTGAAAAATCTTCCACCAGGCACTCGGTCAGATCGACAGGGTAATCCGCTTTGGGCAGGGCGACCGCGATAAGACGCTCGCATTCGCCCTGTACCCAGCCGATCCACACATGGTAATCCGGGCACAAGCGTGCCCATTCCTTCGTGGAAGGCAGTCGCTTGTTCTCAGCGTGGAAGCCATTGAGCTTCCACATCGCGTCGCAATCGCTGTTGCCTGGATCATTCAGCTGTTCCCCGCGTGGGGCGACCAGGACGCACAATTCGGCGCCGTTCCACATGTCGACGGGATTCTCCGCGCGCGTGTCGAAGTCTACTTCGTAAGTGTTTCCGTATTCGTCCCGGTACAGCTCGCGTGTTTTCGGCTGTTCGATCTTCGTGATTCTCATTACTCAGTCCTCAGTCCCATACTCGAAAACGCTCATTTCTTGCCGCTTTTCATAAGGTTGTATAGCGACATGTACAGTGACAGCACCGCCGCCGTGCATAGTCCGCCGTCTTCGAAGGAATCGATTGAGTACTCGGTGACCACGTGCCAGCGTACGTAAAGCACAACCACCATGATGATCCCGGGCACGATGATGTTGATCCTGTTGCTCATTGCGACCACCTCACGCCCAGACCCGGGCGCGGTCCCATGCTGCGCGGGTACGGCGCATTCGGCGCCGAATCTGACGGCACGCGTGCGCGTCCCGGAGCTGTTCGAGTTCTTTCTCTGTCATGATAGTCCCCTTCGTTGTGGTTGGGACGCGCCGTTGTCGGTGCGCCTGTTCCCCGTCCCGGGATCGAACCGGGCTTTATTCACCATTGATACGGGGATGTTTCAGGATCACTCAGTGCGATACGCGAACTTGTACACGTACCGCATGTCCGAAGCGGGCGACACACAGGTAACACGGTAAGGCAAGTACCCCTGTTCGAAGTAGGCGTACTCTCTCCGCTCCCTTTGGAATCGGGTACTGAAGAATCTCCTGAGCTGGACGGCGTCGAAGTAGATTTCCTCAACACCGTGCTTGACCTTGGACCAACGCCCCGACGGAGTGCGGTACTCCGTCCAACGCGTGACGTGGGCGTGTGTGCTGTCCCTGATATACATTTCAGCTCTCCTTCCTGAACTCTGTGACATTGATATACCACCCCCGAGTCTGTTCGCACTCCCTGTAGAGTGCGCGCCAGTTGATATCCCCGACCATTGCCGTCAAGAACCGGCGGACATGGCGTGATGTTGTTGTAGAATGCTTGAATGTGTTGGTGTAGACGTATACACCGAAACTGCCGTCCGAGTGCTTGATCGCCCGCGCTACCTCAGTCGCATATGAGTAAATGATATAGCGCGGCGCGCCTTCGGTGCACCTGCATCCGTGCCATATGATGGTGAAGTTCCTAGCGACCGGCAGAATGGCCCGCATACGGCCGTCCTTGATAGCCTGAGCCGCTCTATCGATATCCTCAAGGATTGTCATGATTCGTCTACTCTCTGTGTATTCAGTTGTGGCGGGCCAGCTCAAGCCAAACCGGTACCAGGCTGTCCAGGCGGTATAGGACAACGTAGTCCCCCTGACTCAGGTGTTCGACAAGGGCGTCATTGTACGGCCTGTCCATGCTACCAGCGGCCGTGGCGGCTCCCATTAGCCATTGCGAGTGGTCACGTCCGATGCTGGCGACACGTGATCCCGTGAGCTCGAAGGGTCTTCCGTCCTTGTCCATGTCCATCCGCTGAATGCCCTCAGCGGTGACCCTGACGCGCATGACAACGCTGCGGGGCGACAAGCGCACTGGGACCATGGTGCCGCGCCCCGTCGCGCGGTACAGGACGACAGGGGCATCGATCCCGGCCCTGACCCAGTAGTCCCACGTATCGTCCGTGTCCAAAGTGCGCAGGTCGAATCCCTCAATGGGGCCGCCCGGCGTGTCACACCCCGTAGTCCGTTCCACGTGGTGCACGTAGACCGTCTGCCCGTTCTCCGCGTCCTCCCAGCGGGCTATAAGTCCGGGCGCCCATTCGGGTGTGCTCAGGGACCTACCGCCTAACGAATCGCTCCCAACATAGATGATGTTACCCATCACATTTTCCTCTCATGCTAGGGCTCCCTGTCGGAGTAGGGAGCCCGGTCCCCGGGGCGGGATTCGAACCTGCGCTACGCCGCCCACCATCGGCGGCCCGGGGCAGCCCCTCACTGGGGCTGCGACAGACGATGCACTAGCGACCGCTCATAGGCGATGTACTTGGCGTAGCGGCGCTGGGCGATCCAGCGGTCGCCCGCCTGGATGGCCCGCCACGGTGACCGCCCCGTGCGCACGCGGTACGCCCGACAATAACGGGGATCATAGCGGAACCACATCCTCGACGGGGCGTCCACAACAGCGGCCTGGTATTTCTTGCGCAGGGCGGCCAGCCACGCGCGGGACGCGCTCAGGTCGGCGCGGTACGTCTGGTGGTCACGCCAGTGCGAGGCATTGAGCGCGCGCATGGCGCGACGGTTGAGGGTGCTCATGGTTATTCCTTCGGTTGTTGGGCTGATCAGAGTCCGTAGGCGGATTCGCGCAGTACGCGGGGGATATCCACGTCGGGCCGGTAGCACCACACGCGCGTGGTGCCATCGTCGACAAGCACAAACAGGCTGCGCGCCAACCGCCACGTGTCGATCTCAGCGGGACCGCGCCCCGAAGCGGCGACAAGGGCGCGGCAGACAGTGCCCACGTCGGCCAACGTAGTCAGGCGCAGCGAACCGCGCTTGTACTCGGGGCAGTCTTCGAGTGAGCGGCAGATTTTCATAGTGTTTCCTTGTGTCGAATGTGGAGAAGGATGGGAAGTGCGGCCCCCGCCCCGCAAGGCGGGGGCCGTTGGTGGTCAGGCGGCGGTGAGGTCGGTCAGGGCGTAGCCCGCCGTGACCAACCGCACCAAGGCGGTTTCGTCCTTGAAGATGGCCGCCTGGAGCACGCGCCCCGCCCAGCGCAGCGACAAGTCCGCGTCGAATCCGGGCGTCTGGGAGAACCAAGCGACCAGGTCGCCGACCGTGGTCTCGGGGGTGACGCGGATGCTGTTGCGGTTGACGGCGGTGTCGGTGAGGGTGAAAGCGAACATTTTTTTTTTGCCTCCTGAGGCGTTTCGTTTGGTTGTGCTTTCAGCACACGCTTTGGACTTCGGAGTGTCAAGCGGGGATTGTGTGGGCTTGGTCACGGAATCGGAACGAGTTCGAATCCGTAGGCTTCGAGCGCGTACAGGTCCGGGCTGGGGCCCGTGATCGCGTCGACCACGCGCCATGCCATGCGCTCGGCGTGGTTATCGGGGCATCCTAGCACGCGGGCGAAGAAATTTTTGATCCTTCGCACGCTTGTGCCCTTGGTCACAATCAGCTCGTCGGACATGTCGAAGTCGCGGAGCACGTAGTGGGACATGATGGTTCCTTCCGTAATGCTGGGTGGATGTTTTTCCGTGGCCCGGCCGGGGATCGAACCCAGCGCGCTTGCGCCCTTCGCCCTTGGTGCGGGCTAGTGGCGCCTTGGGCGCCCTTCCAGGGCGGGCCCGTGGCCAGCGCGACAGACCGGCCCATGCCGACGGGCCGCAAGGCGTGCAAGCGCCTTGGTCGCGCACGATTCAATTCACAATGCCCGATGGGGCTTGAGCATTCGGATTCAAGGGTACTGGCCCCGCTTCTCAGCGGTCCGGTCGTTGTGGCCGTGAGGGCCGGGACCGGGCTCCGTGGGGCTTTCCGCCTTGCCGATGGCTCCAGTCTAGGGGAAGCCGCTTCGGAGTGTCAACATGAAACTATGTGTTCTAGGTCACGCTGACTTTCCGTTGGGATTCCGGGCCTACGGCTTCGACACGGTGGTCTGGAGTGTGTGTGTGTGTGTGTGTGTGTGTGTGTGTACCTGTGTGACACATGCTTGTATAAGTCAAAATCA